TTCCCGTCTGTCTCCCCTGTTCACCGAGGAAATGATGGGCTTCCCTTTGATGTGGACCGCCTTACCCTTTCTTTCGGAAAGTGGCGCACCGAAGCCCTCAAAGCCTACGGCAACGCCATCGTCCCCCAAGTGATGTACGAGATATTCCGAGCCATCGAACAAGTAGAAACCCTTTAAAACGGATAAGAAATGGCAAAAGTTAAGTATTATGCCAAGGAGAATTCCACTATCGGAACCCATTCCTTCTATGCCGTACCCATCCCGAACGGCACGCTCACATTTGACGTTTGAGATATCCCGCCGAGCGGGGAGCTGGAAGGATGAACGATGTAAGATGTAAGATGGAAGATGTAAGATGTAAGAGGGCTGACGGGTGTCGGCTCTCTTGTTTTTTTTGAACACGAACTTTGCGAGTAAGCGAGAGCAATGCCAAACGTGTTTGAGCATGGCCGAGCGTGAGCAAAGTCAAGACCGCGACAGCGGGATTAATTGAACGAATTGAACGAATTATGGAGATAGACAACATCTACAACATGGACTGTCTGGAGGGGATGAAGCAGATTCCCGACGGAACGATTGACGCGGTGATTTGCGATTTGCCGTATGGGACAATGAAAACGTCTTGGAAAGGTGTCGAAGAATATAATCACGAATGGGACGATGTTATACCAACCGACAAGCTCTTTAAGGAATACGAGCGAGTGCTAAGAGTTAATGGTATTGCGGTGTTATTCAGTCAAGAACCATATACAAATTATTTGCGAGGATATCAAAGGGGCAAAAGTGATGTAGCATTTGACTTTCTATATCCTTTGGTTTGGAGAAAAAACCATTTTGCCATGCAACTTAACGCACAGAAGGCACCCGTGTCGTACTTTGAGGACATCAGCGTATTTGCAAAGCGTTACGACTCCGACCGCAATCATCCGCTGCGTGAATATGCAAAGCAGGTGTTGGCATACATCGGCATGACATTGAAAGACGTGGTAAAAGATTTCGAGAGACGCAACATCGCCCAGCCGACCCGCGTTTCTCATTTCCTCGGACATGACACATTGCAATTCGGATTATGTACGGCTGAAACCTATGGAATGTTCATCGACTTCTACGGCATCGACAAGATGCAAGGCTTTCGGACGTATGAAGACTTGCAAGCAGTCAACGCGAAATATCGCAGAGTGTTCAATCTTCCAGAAGGGCAGAAGATAATGTCGAACGTCTTGGAGTTCTCCAAAGACCCCGACGGCTTTCATCCTACGCAGAAGCCTGTCGCGCTGATTCGTCGGCTCGTTCTCACCTACACCAACGAGGGCGACACGGTGCTGGACAACTGTATGGGCAGCGGCACGACGGCCATCGCTTGCATCAAGGAGCACCGCCACTTCATCGGCTTTGAACTTTCAGCTTTGGCATGGCGAGAAAAGGTCGGATGAAATCCAACCCATTCCTTCTATGCCGTACCCATCCCCAACGGCACGCTCACGTTTGACGTTTGAGCTATCCCGCCGAGCGGGGAACTGGAGGGATGACCTTCGGGATGTAAGATGTAAGATGGAAGATGGAAGAGGGCTGACGGGTGTCGGCTCTCTTCGTTTTTGAACACGAATTGAACGAATTGAACGAATTATGGTAAGTTACGAATTAAGCAACGAAACTGGGTGGCAGTCCATACCGGGCGGCACCCACACGATTGTGGCTCACTTCAGAGACGGCCACAAAGAGAAAATGAGTTTAGTCGATTTCCTTGTGATGGGCAGAAAGCGCAACCAAGTGAAACGAATCGACTGTTACGAAGAAGGCGAAGAAATTAAATAAAAGGAACTATGAAACTGAAGAACGAGAAAGAAGCGTTGCAAATGTTTTGCGACAAAGAGGACGGTCTGCGCCCATTGATGACAAAGCCGTTCAAGAACGAGAGAGACGAGGGCCGTGTATGGGCAACCGACGGCCATGTATTACTGATTGTTGACCCGAAACTGACGAGGTGCAAGTATGAGACAGGTCGCCTCGGACTGCCGACGTTCAACGATGATAACTGCGACAACCTCATAACATTCGACCGAATCGAAGAAGCGTTTGCAAAGTTCGAGCTTGTGCCAGAAATGAAGATTGAGGAGGGAGAGGACATCGAGTGTGAGGAGTGCGAAGGTACGGGCGAAGTGGAATGGGAGTTCACTGACAGCCACGGCCACACGTACTATGAGACGCACGACTGCCCGTGTTGCGACGGCTCAGGCGAGAAGGCAGAGCAGAAGAAGGTGCCGACAGGCAGGATGATTCTGCCAAAGTTCGCACTATTCGACTTTGATGGTGCCACGTTTGACGCATCAATTATCATGCGAGTCGTCGAAGCACTACGCAAGATGGGATTCACGGAAATGCGCCAACGTGTAAAAGTGTGCAACGCTGGCAACATCTTCCACATCGCAGACGGTGTGCGGTTGGTCATCATGCCGGCACTTGGACAAGACGATACGCAAAGAGTTTCAGCTTTGGCATGGCGAGAAAAGGTCGGATGAAATCCAACCCATTCCTTCTATGCCGTACCCATCCCCAACGGCACGCTCACGTTTGACGTTTGAGCGTTCCCGTTAATCGGGATTGCGGCGGACTCCGAGCTCCGCTCGCCTGAGCACCAACGGAGCGCAAGAAGCCAAAGGGCAATATATCCCCCTGCATTCTTGCGTCCCTTCGGTAGCAAGCGGCAGAGCCGAGCGATAGCCGTCCCCCGATGGTCGGGGGACTCTAAACGTGGCCGAGGAGACGCTGGAGGGCTCGCGCATCAGCCTGGAGAACGAGGACGGCACGAAGCTCGTCACCATCTACCCCAAGGTGTCCGGCAGCATCAGCGACAAGGACGTGCAGCAGAACCCGCAGAAGTACGGTGGCGCCCAGGCAGCCACCGAGGACATGCTGACCCCCGACCTGCTGCAGTGGACCCTCGGAGCCACCATCGGACAGAAGTACTCCCGCCAGTTTGCGCTCAACAAGCAGGCTCAGAAGGTGAAGTTCGTGGCCACCGACGTGACCGCCGATCCCACCGACGGCGACGACGACAACACCCAGACCGGCGGCGGCTCGCAGACACCGAGCGGGGAGCTGGAGGGATAGACCAAGGCTCTAGCACAAGCAACCATATAAGTCCGATCCAGTGAGAGTCATCCGATGAGGGTGGCTCTCACTCTTTTATTCTCACACAGAAATCACAGATTATTTTTTTTGAACACTAATTGCACGAATTATGAAAACAGCAGCTTATATTATCATGCTTGCGCTTTGCGCTGGCGTCGTAGTAATGAACTACAAACTGAACGGACAGCCCCGAAAGGAGCAAGTGTATAACTATAAAAAAGGACTTGTGAGCGCAATAATGATCGCTGTGCTTGTGTCGCTGATTTATTGGTTATGACATAAAGGAAGTAATATCGATTTTATCACGAATTAAACGAATTTATAAAAGAACTATGATTGAAAAGAAGACAGTGTGGGCAGTGACCCGCGATTTTAAGATTATCGAGAGAGTCGCCATCATTGAAGGCGGCGAAGTGTTAATGTCGAAAAACCCGAACAACGAAGATTACGGAACGTGCTGGTACATACTTCGTTATTTCGAGACCGAAGAAATGGCGAAGAAATGGATGGAGATCGAAGAGAAATCCGTCCGTGACATGATTCCGAAGGTGAAGGAGTTCATCGAAAGAATGGATTGCCGATACGAACTCCGCGAGAAACTTGGTATCGAGAAAAAGGACTACCTCGGCAGCTATGGCGAAGACCGCAGTAGCATCTACCGGAAGGAGTACAACGACGAGCGAGACTATTCCCAGAAACTCGAAGTGTTCATCAAGAGCCGTATGCTGAATATCGACGGGCGTATGATTCCCATCGACCAGGTGCGAGAGGTTCAATGGTACGCGGTAGAGGACGCTGAAGACTACGAGCCAGACCAATGGAAAGCCGTGCTGACCACGACCAACGGCGACGAGTACAGCACCGGCAGCGTAGCGGACGTGCGCCTGATATGGGCGACCATCGGCAAGTGCACCGGCTCATGGTTCATCGACAACGATATTGACTACGACAAGGACGAGGAGGACTGACGTTTTTTCACTCTTATTCCTCACACAGGTTCGCTGGGCGCGGCACTGAACAAGAAGGTGACGGAGGTATTCACGCCAAAGGACACCGAGTAAACACCCACAAGCAAAACCCTCGAAGAGAGACACCGCAACACAGAAGCGGTGCCTCTCTTTTTCGTATATCATCAATTAAAACCAAAAGAACTATGGCAAAAGAACAGAAACAAGACCAAGCAGCGCAGGTGGCTGAGATAAACCAGCACATCCGCGACGGCATCAGCCAGTGGGCAGACGTAATGCTCACGGCAGACGCAGACCAGTGGGCCTACAGGCTCAACTACTACCCCCGCGACCTGATGAACGCCATTTTCATCTTCCAGCACGTAGCCTCGAACATCGGCATCAAGGCAGGCCGCATAGACGAGGAGAAGGCCGTGGAGTACGGCAACCGCCTGCGCCAACTCGTCACCGACATGACCGGCTACGACCCCCACGAGTTCTGGAAGCAGGAGGACAACGAGTAACTAACGACACGATCAGGAACTATGGAAACAACGACGATTGACGGCATTACACAATACCTGGTGGAGCTGAGGATTCAGGGCTGCGGCGAGGTGACGTGCCGACGGATAGCGGAGCGGTTCGGTGAGGACACCTTCGACGTGTGCCTCTCCGAATGGGAACGGCTGACGGAGGTGGAGGGCATCGGTCAGCGCAAGGCACTGGCTATGCACGAAGCCATTCAGCGCAAGCACGGCGACGAACTGACACGCAAGGAGCGCAGGAAGAACGAACGGCAGCGCGAGCAGACGATGTTCTTCGGCAGCATCGGAGTGCACGGCTGGACGCTGATGCGCATACTGAGCAAGTATGGCGATGAGGCGATGGACGTGGTGAAGGGCGATCCCTACCGACTGACGGAACTGGACGGCTTCGGTTTCGCACGAGCCGACAAGATAGCCGAGGGACTGGGCATCACTGGCAGTGACCCGTGCCCGCCGCGTGTGCATCATCGTAGGCACCCGCCGCGCCATGCTTCAGGCCGTGCAGAACTGGCACATGACCCCGAGAAATACAAGACTCAGACAACGATTAACGGAATAAGGAATTATGATAGTACCATCAATGACCCACGAAGAGGTCTATCGCGAACTGGAGCGCGACAGGGACAGCCTGACGGCATGGTGGCACCACCAACTGCTGGCACAGCGGAGACGGGCAATGAAAGCCCGCTCGCTGCCGCTGAAGCTGTGGTTTGAGTACACCTCGCCCCGCAAGATTCAGTACCTCGTCTTCACCCGCATCTTCGACAAGCGTATGCGCACCATCCTGACGGGCATGACGGCCATCAGACGCGAGCAGGACGGCATGACCGTCTATACCACCTGGCTCAGCCACCAGCGGCTCATAGCCCCGATGGTCATCCTGCCCCACGCCTGGAAGCGGTATGCCGAGCGGGCGAAGGTGGCGAAGACGGGCATCGACCTGCTGAAGCACTACTTCGGCAACAACCCCTTCGGCAAGGACACGGACAACCAGAAGGTCGTAGGCCGCTCCGTGCGCTACAACGGCGAGGAGCACCTGTCGATGTGCGTCAACGACGGCATCATGCTCGGCCAGATGCAGGGCGACGTGTTCGTGGTGAAGACGTTCATCACCTACGACATGACCTGCGGCCGACAGCAGCAGGAGTTCGAGGACAAGCGCAAGCAGATTAAGACCGACCGCGAACTATACGAGGAAGCCCGCAGATTCTACTGGTAAACCCGAACCGACAAACATAATGAATAATATGATACAAGATTTCAACCCCTACAATCCCTACGGCGACCTGCCGGAGATTCCCGACTGTGAGAAGATGACCGACGAGGAATGCAAACAGGCAGCACGCACCCACCTGCTATACGGATGCGCAACCTATGCCGTCGGCTTCGCCATCGCCCTGCTGCTGTGCTGGCTCTTCAGCGGTTGCGCCACCACCAAGTATGTGCCCGTCACCGAGAGCCACACCGACATGCTGGTCGTCACCCAGCACCACCGCGACTCCATCTACCTGTCGGACAGCATCTACGTGAGCGACTTCGTGCGCGACGATACGGTCATCAAGACCATTGAGCGGTGGCACACCCGTTATCATGACCGTTGGCACACGGACACCGTGTATCAGAGCCGTACAGACTCTGTGCCCTACCCCGTGGAAGTGGTGAAGGAGGTGGAGCGCAAGCCGTCGAAGACAGAGCGCGGACTGATGATAGCGGGGCTGCTGTCGCTGCTGGCCATCATCGTCTTCGCGGCGAACAAGTTGAAGCGATTCCTGCCCTGAGTAAACCCAGGGCGGGGAAACGCCCGACAGGTAAATAGTAAACCCCTAAACGTAACAAGATAATGGAGATAACACTTGACACCATCATTGCGCTGGCCGGGCTGTTCATTGGAGGCGGCGGCGGAGCCTTTTTCACATGGCGCTACCAGCGCAAGAAGGCGAAGGCCGAAGCCGAGGAAGCCAGTGCCAACGCCATGACAGCAGAGGCGACGGCAGCAAAAGAACTGCAAGACGTGTATCAGCAGCTCATCACCGACATCAAGACCGACAGAAATGAACAGAAAGAGTACATCCAGGAGCTGAAGGACGACCGACAGCACCTGCGGAAAGACCGCGACGAGTTGCGCCGGAGGCAAGACGAGCTGGACGAGAAGGTGCGCGGCTTGCAGCGCGACGTGGCCAGGAACGGCAGGATGGTGGAGTTTATGCGCCCTTTGTTGTGCGGTCGGCGCAACTGCCCCGACCGCATAGCCGTGACCATATCGGACGGCGGGGAGATTGAACCCCAGGCAACAGGGCCGAAAGAGATTGAACCCTACGACAGCAACGACCGGGCGTAATATCGAAATACCTATATAACGTAATAACGAAGTAGCGAAATGGCAACAGCAATTTACAAACAGGGCTCGCGTGGCGAGGTGGTGAAGCAGATACAGAAGGCACTGAACCTCTACCCCGACGGCATCTACGGCCGGCTGACAGCCGAGCGCGTAAAAGAATGGCAGCAGGTGCATGGCCTGACTGCCGACGGCATAGTAGGCCCGGCGACGCTGGCGAAGCTGCTGCCCACGGTGGCCGCCACGACGCTGAAGCTGAAGAAATCGGTGCGGAGCATCACGGAACTGATTATCCACTGCACCGCTACGCCGGAGGGCAAGGACTACACCGTGGCCGACATCAAGCGTTGTCACACGCTGCCCGTCAGCAAGGGCGGCAGGGGATGGAGTGATATAGGCTACCACTACGTCATCTACAGAGACGGCAGCGTGCATGAGGGCCGGAACGTGAACGTGAACGGCGCACACTGCACAGGGCACAACAGCCACTCCATCGGCATAGCGTATGTGGGCGGCATGGACGCTCAGAACAAGCAGCCGAAGGACACGCGCACAGAGGCACAGAAGGCCGCACTGCTGTGCCTACTGTTAGACCTGCGGAAGCTGTATCCGAGAGCATCCATCCGTGGGCACCGCGACTTTGCTGCGAAAGCCTGTCCATCGTTCGATGCAACTAAGGAATATAGAATGATATAGACACACACAGTAGCCCGCGAGGGCGAATGTTAGTAGTTTTTTTCATACGGTTAAAAATTGTTTTAGTAGATTAGTTTTTTAAGTAGTTATTATTATTGTGAGGATGCAGCGGCATCCTCCTTTTTATCCCCATTCATGCTTTCGCCGTTTGCGAAAGTAAACCCCCGACCGCAATTCTGCCGAATGGTGTATGGCAGACAAAGGAACGATAGAAATCACCGGGCTCGAAGAACGTATCAAGAAGTTCGGAGAGGCATCGACGAAGAACCCCGAGATGCGGAGGCGCATCAACGAGGTTATCCGTCAGACCATCATGCAAGTGCGCAAGCGTCTGTCATCGGAGGCGCAAGGCGGCCTACAGATACAGAGCGACCCGCGCAAGGCTTACAAGGCCATCCGCTCTGCCGTATATCGTCGCATCTTCGGCGGACAGGTGAACATACTGCCATCACGCAAGGCGCACGGCATGCGCTTCTATGCACCACCCCGCAAACTCGACCAGAACCCGAATCAGCGAGGCGGCAACCGCATCAAGCGAAGCGAACGCTCCACCGCACTGATGAGCTATCAGGGAGCCGACCGTGGCTTCATCCTGCGATTCCTCAATGCAGGTACCTCAGACCGCACATCGCGCTACGGCAATCGCGGCAGTATCGCAGCCCGCAACTGGTTCGGCAACCGCTCACAGGCGGAACTGGAACAGGCATCACAGCGTATCGACACAATGATTGACGACATCATACAAGGAATAATATACTAAGATATATGGCAGACGTAATCACCAGGTTCAAACTCGAAACCACCCAATATGACTCGAAGCTGAGAGACGCATCGAAGGCTCTGGCCGACATCTCCAAGCAGGCAGAATTGGCAGGCAACGATTTCGGCAAGTTCACGCAGAAGTCAGTAGAAGCAGCCCGTGCCCTCGGCACAACTGCCAACGGAGCCACCGCCGCAAAAGAGAAGGTGAGAGAACTCGTGAATGCCTACAACACGATGTCCAGTGCCTACAACGCACTGACCGACCAGCAGAAGCAGTCGGACTTTGCCAAAGCGATGGCAGGCAGCCTTCAGCAACTACAGCAGCGCATCACGGATGCAAAAGGCGAACTGAATGCCGTTCCGGGCGTGCTGGACAACCTCGCATCGAAATTCACCGTCAATATCGATGCTGTGAAACTGTTCAACATAGGCCTGTCAGGTGCTAAAGCAGCCCTCGACGTGGCAAAGGATGCGTTCTTTGCCAGCGAGGGCAACATCGACGAATGGGGCAGGACGGTGGAAGGTGCGAGGGGTGCGTACAACGTATTCCTTGACGCGCTGAACAACGGCAACTGGTCGAACTTCTTCAGTAATCTGGAGAAAGCCATACAGGGCGGGCGCGACCTCTACGACGCACTCGACCGACTGGGCAGTATCAAGTCGAACAACCAGGCTGCCATCGCACTTGTTCAGGCACAGATACAGCAACTTCGTTTATTGAAGCAGCAAGGAAAGGATGTTGACGAACAGATAAAGCAAGCCACACAGAGACTGGCAGCCTTGCAAGGTCAGCAGGTGGAGGCAGGAAAGAAGGCAGGTGTCGACACGGTGCGTCAGAGTATCGGCAATTACATCAACACACTGGGTGGCGGCGTGAGCCAAAGCAGCATTGACGCGGCAATACAGGGCATTCTCCAGAAGGGGCAGGCAGAATTCGACAAGTACAGAAGCAATGTCGCCAAGTTTGAGAATTGGAGCGGTGCGCAATCGACACGCAACATCACAATATCTACATCAGCCGGAACCAGCCAGACGATAGGCAAGGAGCAATACTTCGACATCAACAAACTGACCGAAGAGCAGCGCAGGCAGTACATCCTCTCGAAAGCCATCACCAAGAAGGAGACTGAGATACAGCAGGGCATCAGTCTGTATGCTCAGGCTGTAAACGAGCAGACAGCAGCCACACGCGAGGAGTTCCGAGGCAACCGCTACGCCCTGACTGGCAATAAGGGCGGAACTGCCACCACACAGCAGGAAAGATCGACGGAAAAATACGAGCAAGCCGAAAGAGACTACCAGCAGAGCCTACAGCAGGCAGCTATAGAACTGAAAGCTGGCACCATCAGCAGTGCGGAGGCGAAGAAGAAAGAGTTGCAGGCAGAAGAAACGCTGTGGAAGAGTATCGGTGATGCCCGCGAGATATACGACAGCCCCAAACTAAAAGAGGCGCAGGCGCAGGTAGAGGCGAAGATAACGGACTTGGGGCCGCAGGTGACTGCCGCCATTGAAGCACAGAAGGTTGCCGAGAAGTCTGCCCGTGAACTTGCCGCTGCCAACGAAAAGTTGGCCAAGGCTCGTGAAGAACTTGCAGCCGCAAGGCAATCAGGCGATCTGAAGAGTATATACGCAGCCGAGAAGAAAGTGAGCACAGCGGAAACGGTTTTGCAACAGCTCCAAGACCAGACCGTCCGCGTGAACGTGGAGCAGGGCAAGGTGGACTTGCCAGAAGTGACGACCAGACTATCCGCGTGAACGTGGAGCAGGGTGAAGTGAACCTTCCAAATGTGCCGACCGATGATGAGACCATCAAGGTCAATGTGGAGCCGGGCAAAGTGGACTTGCCCAAAGTGCCCACCGAAATCAGTATTCCGCTCACCATTGCAAATCTTGATGCGTTCACGTCTCAGTTGAAGCAAGATTTATCCGTGGCCGACTTTGGAAGCATTGGCTATAACCAGATTCTCGGTAACCTGAATGACAGTGTTGCTCTTGGTGAGTTTATCAAGACAGCAATAGCCGCAGGTGTGGACGCTACACAATTAGAGGAAGTTGGTCAGGCTATATGGGCAAAGATTCTGAATAAAGAAAACATAGACCCATCCGTATTCGCAGGACTCTATGACATTTTGGGGCAAGCCACAGGCAAAAATTATGTCTTTGATGAGAAAAAAGAAACAGCCGAAGTAAAAGAAGACAAGTCGTTTGAAGAATTCACCAAAGGGCTGAACACTGTGGCCGGTGGTCTGTCAAGTGTAACGTCTGGGATGAAAGCACTTGGTGTGGAAATACCAAAGGAGATAAACGATGCCATCAATGTTATAAATGCCGTAGGACAAATCATAGCAGGCGTTCAAGCTGTAATCAGTCTTGTACAGACACCGTCTCAGACAGCCAACACTATAGCCTTAAATCTGAATACGGGAGCTTTAGCTGCTCTTGCTGTTGCAGTCAATAGTAACACATTCTCCAAATTTATACCATTCTTTTCAAAAGGCGGACTGGTTGGCCGTGCGGCTGATGGAATGCTAATACCAGGCACATCTTACAGCGGCGACCGTCTGCGGATGCCTGTAGCCGGAGGCGGTTTTATTGGCGTGAACAGCGGCGAACTGATACTGAATACGTCAAGCCAGAAGAACCTTGCAGCCGACATTATGGCTGCACAGCAACTGGTGAAAATGATAGATGCAGAAGGCTCCGTCTTGGGTAGTTCTCAACAAATAGGACTGATGGAAATCCTTTCGGACCAAAGCGGTCAGCCGCCGCGTGACGTTTCGCCTTATGTCGATGGAGAAGTAATCTGGCTCGGGTTGGGTAATTATCTAAAGGGGGCCGGTATTGGCAGAATTGTAACAACAAATAATTAAAGACTCTTATGTGGAATTTACATTGGCAATGCTGCTTTCAATCTCAGCAAGGAGAAGTATTCGCGTTAAACATCTACCAGCGTGAATATATTGGAGATGTCGTGCAGCTACAAGGCGCCAGCTCTCCCTTTGTAACTCGAGAAGACGATGACGAAGATATTTTTAAGCCAGTAAGAATCCAGACAGGCTATTTGCGGATTATCGACAACGGAGAAGTTAATATTGAAGCCTTGTTGCCGTCCGACAACAATGAGCGTCTGGTTAAACTGATGAAGGGCACCTTTATTGGCGACTGGCCTTCAGGGTATTTTTCGCCTATTTCAGATGACCCGGTTCAATGGCAGGGATTCATCAAGGCGCAGCTATATACTCAAATAGCTACCGGGTACAACACCGTGTTGGAGATTCCTGTTGTCAGTATGCTGGGTGGTCTTGAGACCCTGTATGTGCCAACAGGCATCATGTCTCTTGTACCTTTGCATGGTATATTACTTGAAGCGGCAAGGGCTATAGACCCCGATTCTTCCGTATGGGATGATTTCTCCTTTTTTTCCGACCTATATGATTACAGTGTATGGTTTGACGTGTATGCCCCTAATATGAATTTCCTCGAGAGTGTAGATTTTATCTCTGACAATAATTCAGTAAAAAAAATTGAGCAGGGCATATCTTTCTTGGAAGCACTGGTAATTATAGGCAAAATTCTTTGTGTGACATTCCGAGAACAAGGGAGTCATCTGCACGCCCAAATGTTAGCATTTGGAGACATTGCAAAAGGTTTTGTCGTAAGATGGTCAGAATGGGATGGACAATCTATGACATTGGATGAGACCTTTGCAACTTTTGATATGCTCAATTTCAATTTTTGCGGAAAGAATAACACCCGATCTATCGTTTCGGGGAAAAAATCTGCAAAAGTATGTCTGGATGTAAAATACGGACCCCTGTTTTCACTGTATCTACCACAAGGACCAGAAGATACATCCCCGACATACACTTTAAATACTGACCCTGTAGGATACAAAAGCATTCTGCAACCACATCCACAAGAAGAAAAAAATGGAGTAATTTACACAAACCACCAAATGCACGTCTGGCACGATGGTAAATATGTTTGGTGCCCAGAGGCTCAATACCTTGGAAATACAATCACGAATATTACAATTGGCTCGACCGTCAGCAGAATACAATTAGAAGATGAGAGCTATCACGATGCGGAAAGATACGACGTGGTGATATATAACGACTCGGATTTTATTTACACCGGCGAGTCGTGGCAGGACTTCTACACGTGGCCTGTTGATTACATGCACCAGATTGTTAACACAAGCGTTTATGTCGCACCAGATATTCACCCTTATTATGATCCAAGAGAATATCCAATTGAACCAACCGAACCGCTCAAAACATACATAACCCTCGGAGCAGTGCCCGTCAGATTCAACATCTACGAATTATCAGACCCGTCTGATTCTTTGAGACACGGGGTGTTGATGAATTTCTACCCATCAGCAAGTACTTCAGGCTCTGTGGCAAATTTGACGTTAAAAACGCCCACTGATCACACACTCTTCAATGGGTTTATCAATATCGCAATGGATTGGCATTGGTTTAGAACTCTACATAGCTGGAGCCGGCAAAGTTGGCATCATTACTTGTATTATAAACACGGAAATAATGGCGATACCTGTGAACTGAGATTCCAGCTTAGAATAGGCGACATGTATTGGAACGGAACACAATGGACTCAAGAGCCATCTTCGTTCCCACTCGTCTTGAATCCGAGTTCTATCGAGAACTACGATGAAACAATGGATGTTGACGACATTGGCGGATATTACATCCCCGTCACAAGTTCAATGACAGGTGTCGTGGAATTCAGTATTTACAATCATACAGTTTATAAGTCGAGTGACAGTCCATACGCTGATTTCTTAGACGTGCACACAGGCATTGTGACAGACTTTGCAGTAACTTTTGTACGCAAAAGGAATATTACTTTTACAGCACAGAACAACGTCTATTATAAACCTATTGTTGACAGAGGGTATTCTGGTAACGCTGAGGTTTTGCTCTCGTTGGGAACATATAATAACAACAATTCCGCATACAACTTCTTAGTCGACGAGATAGGTGATTATGTCGAACAATTTAAAGACATAAAAGGTGAAGACATCCGCCCGGAAATCCGCTTGTTAAATTGGCTGACGAAATATTACAAGACAAACCGCTATGTATGGGAAGCAACAGTCAATAATACTCTGAATTATTTGATTACGAAAGTTGTTTATAGCAACCGGCTCTTTTGGCCGATTGTTAAAAAAAACGACTGGTGGACAGGTAAAAAAACAATAACATTTATAGAAAGCATACAAGAGACCTATGAACTTGAAGGGTGAAGATTTAATTATCGAAATCAACAACGTTGTCTTAGCTGGTGCTGTTTCGTGCGAAATTGTTGTATCAAGCGAATCAATCGAAACGAGTTCACCGACTCAGGAGGACTGGAAAGATTTCATTTCAGGACGTAAGTCTTGGTCAATAAAAACAAGGCACCTTTTGTCAACAAGCGGCGAAGGTCTTGACTCAAGCGTAGAAATGGTCGGCCAGGTCGTCAATGTAAGCTGTGTCGAGACAATATCCGGGAAAAGACTTGCTGGAAGGGCTCTTGTCTTGAGTTGGACGGTGCAAGGTCAGTCTCGATCATTGTTAAAGGGCTTGTTTTCATTTCAGGGCAAGGGACCCTTGCGTCCGGTTATTCCGGAGTAAACCTGAATCGTGAATACGATTATATAAAAAAGATATACATGAGCAATTTTTCAAGATTCAATAGTTTTCAGCGCGAGGCTGTGGGCGTTATGCCTGCCATGATGGTGCGTGAGGTGAGTGCCAACGGTACGCCGGGCACCATCACCACCACCGACCCGAAGGCAGCGGAGAACCAGGGCACGGCCACCGGGTCGTTTGCCGACCGCATCATCAGTGTGCGGTCGCCGCAGGCTGCTCTCACTATCTCTGCGGTCTATCGTGCCGTAGGGCTGATAGCCAGGACTGAGGGGCAGTTTCAGGTGCAGTACCAGCGGCTGAACCGCGAGGGCGGCAACTACGTCCCCGTCATCGGCAACCCGAACAGCCGCTATGCCAACAACGGGCAGCGGCTTAACTACCTGCTGCAAGTGCGACCAAACCCCATGATGACCGCTTCGGCATTCATGCAGGGGCTGGTCATATCGAAGTTACAGAACGGCAACGGTATCGCCTACATCGAGCGAGAAGAAGGCGGCGTGGGCGAACCCATCGCCCTGTGGCTCTGCACGGGAGCGCAGTACAACGAACTGACGGGCCGCTACCTGTTGCAGTACTACACGCGCAAGGGCATCATCCAGCGGAGCGACGTGCCAGCGGAGGACGTGATCCACATCCCGAACACGTACAAGTACGACAACGGCTGGGGCATCCCGACCATCCGCTTTGCGCTCGACACGCTCTCGCTCATCAAGACCGAGACGAACCAGGCACTGGAGACCGCCGCGAAGGGTGGCCGCGTGAAACTCATCATCGGTGAGGAGAAACCGGCGCAGGGTGCAGGCACGCTCGCCTTCGGACTGCTGAACAAGGAGCAGATTGAAAGCTACGCCAAGGAACTGAACACGAAGATGTACCAGCAGGACGTGGTAGGCATCCGTGGGCTGTCGGCTCTCCACAATATCAGTATGTCGGCGCAAGACCAGCAGATGATTGAGGTGCTGGGTATGGGCATCAATGACGTGTGCCGCTTCTACGGCTGCCAGCGTCCGCTCTTGATGGAGGACACCAACAGCCACTACACCACCTATCAGAACGCCCGCATGGAGTTCCTTCAGTGGACGGTGCAGCCAGACATCACCGAGATTGAGCAGGAGTTCAACTCGAAGTTGCTCACTGAGTACGACTTCGGCCAACGTCGCTACCACCTCTGCGAGCAGCCCATCATGCGGCTCGACAAGGAGGCACAGGCGAAGGTTGACCAGATTATGCTCCAGACGGGTGCATCGACGGTCAACGAGATTCGCCAGCAGTACGACCGTCCGGCAGTGGAGAACGGCGACGAGCCGATGGCCAGCGCGAACCTGCTGACGCTGAAAGCACTCATCGCCAAGAGCGAGGGCGCAACGGAACTGAAACCGGGTAACTACAGCGTGCCCGCTGGTTCTCCCAGCGAAGCAACCGAAGGAAAGGAGGGCGAGCAGTAATGGCATACAGCAGTGGACTACTCAAAGACCGCGTGGAAATACTTGTCCGTCAGCGGGCAACCACGGGAGAGCGCGGACGCGGCTCAGGTGAGCCGGTGTTCGAGGTCGCTGCCTGTGTGTGGGCTGCCGTGACGTGGACTAAGGGCGCACGGCCTATGCAGGAGGGCGCACTCGAAGCCTACGACGTGGTGATGGTGCGTATGCGCTGGAACAACATCGTGAACCGTGACTGCCGACTGCGCTCCGACGGCAAGACCTACCAGATACTCCAACTTCAGGAAGACCGCCAAGGCAATCAGATACAGATCATCGCACAAGAAATCAGACAATAGGAACTATGACCGACAAAGAACAACTGCAACAGCAATTCCTCAGCCGCTACGACCAGATAGTGCAGAGCGGCGACACCCGCCAGATGGAGCGGCTGGGCATGATGGTGAAGCGCGTCATGGCGTGGCTGACGAAGTACGAGCAGCAAGTGGCATTGCAGGCACTCGCCCTGCTTGACGATGACACCGCCACCGAATACGCCAACCGACTGACCGAACAGGAGGCACAATCCATCGTCTCGCAGATGCGACCCCAGCCCACATGGACGATGCAGGGCCTCACGTCATCGCTTCAGACGATGGGGCTGCCAACGGACTGCCCGCCACACTTCAACCACTACGCCCTGCTCACGACCATGCTCATGATCCAGAGCGACGAGGGCGAATCGCTGAAAGACGCTATCCACGCCAACGACCGCGACGAGCGGCTGGTAAGGCTCATCTACCGACTGGCCGCTGACCGGCTGGAAGACGAGGACGGCAAGTTCAACATCCGCAAATATTTCGACCTATGAAACAGACCATCGCCATCATCCACTACAACACGCCAGAACTGACCGAGGCGTGCATACAGAGCATCCGTAAGACGGGCTGCGACTGGCCCATCCTGCTCTTCGACAACAGCGACGAGCGACCGCTGAAGAAACGCTTTGCGGGCGTGAAGCGCACAGACAACACGAAGGGGCAGGTGATAGACTTCGACGCAATGCTGGCAGAATACCCGGACAAATGCTGGGACATGGCCAAACTGAGCAACTACGGCTCGTTCAAGCACATCGTGACCGTGCAGAAACTCTGGGAACTGCTGCCCGACGGTTTCATCCTCGTGGAGAGCGACGTACTCGTGAAGCGCGACATCCGCACCTTGTGGCGTGAGGAGTTCGCTGCCGTCGGTCGCATCCAGTGGAAGCAGCCGGGCAACCCATTCGACATCCCCCGTATGCTGCCGTGGCTCTGCTACATGAACGTGCCGCTGCTCACCGCCAACGGTGCCCGCTACTTCGACCCCCTGCGCTGCTGGGCATTGCAGGCAGGAGGCCGCAAGCGCAAGGGCAACTTGTACGACACGGGAGCGGCCATGCTGGAAGACATCATCCGCACGAAGCCCCAACTCGTAGCCCGCAATCTGCTCGACCTCGACACCTACTACACCCACTATCGCGGCGGCTCGTGGCGCAACGACGACATCAAGCGACAGGCCGAATGGCTGAAAGAGAACGAGACGCTATGGAGTAAGTTTTAATACCTAAAAATATGACACCGAACCCGACAAAAGAAGAAATCGACGCGCTGGAGCGCGAGATTGAGAAGAACCGCAGCCGTCGCAACGTGCGCCGTGCGGTAAACCCCAGACACGAATATGACCGATAAGTAACACTGGATAAATTCTGAGCACAATGAAACAAGTAAGATTCATCCCCACACAGAACTGCGGCTTGCAGGTACGCGAGCCACAGGAAGGGCAGCAAGCCAGCCGACGCATTGCCGGACGGCCCATCGTCTTCGGTGTGCGCTCCAACAACCTGACCCCGTGGAGCGACTACCGCGAGGTCTATGAGGTGCTGGAGCCGGGTTGCATCTCAGCCGAGGTCATGCAGAAGAGCGACATCGTGCTGAACACCAACCACCGCAACGACGTGTCGTGCATCCTCGGACGCTACCGCAACAGCGACAAGGACACCCTGAAGCTGGAACTCCGTGCCGACGGCGTGGACTGCGACTGCGACCTGCCCAACACCACCACTGCCGACGACACACTGGAGCTGATCAAGCGCGGCGACATCGACGGTATGAGCTTCGCCTTCGAGGACGACTACGAGGACTCCGAGAACGGCGTGTCGTATGAACGTATGCGCGACGAAGAGATGGGCAAGAAGGAAATCTGGGTGCGCCACGTGAAGCGCATCACCGCCCTCTACGACGTGAGCGTAGTGACCCACCCCGCCTACGAGCAGACCACCGTCGGAGTGCGCGAACAGGGCGACCGCATCAACGAGGCCATCGAAGCCCAGTTGAAGCGTGAGCAAGGTGCAGCAGCCACTGTTCCCGACGGTTCTCCGTCGGGTGAGGAAACCGACGAAGAGCGCGAAGCCCGCGAGAAGGCAGAGCGCGAGGCACAGGAGGCGAAAGAGCGACAAGAGCGCGAGGCCGTGGCCGTCATGCGTATGCGCCGCAACCGTCTCTCGCTGATGAACAGAGAAATCGAAGACATTATTTATTAACCCCTTAAAAGTTTTTTGTACAATGAACAAAAATGAAATCATGAAGCTTATGTCTCGCAACCGCGAGATTCAGGACAGCTTTGCCGCCATGTACGACAAGGCCGAGAAGGAAAAGCGTGAACTGACCGCCGAGGAGAAAGTCCAGGAGGAGCAGCTGAAGCGCGAGTTTGAAACCAACCAGCGCAGCATCAAGATGTTTGCCGACGAAGCAACCGTGGCTGGCATCCGCGAAAGCGAGAACAAGAACCAGCAGCTGCGTGAGTACCTGAAGGACGTGCAGCAGAAGCGTGCCAACGCTACCACCGTACTGCTGAACCCCGTGACCAGTGGTGCCGACCAGAATTCTACCGCCAACATCTACAGCAGCGGTGCCATCCCCATCACCATTCACGACGTGATGGACACCAAGGTAGAAGGTACGACCCTTCCCGCCGGTGTAAACATCCTGACGGGTGTGGTCGGCGACAACCTCTGGCCTATCAGTGCCGACGACGTGGTGGCCAGCGTTGCAGGTGAGGTCGCCCAGATTGAGGAGCAGGCTCTGAACTTCACCAACATTAAGGCCGTATCGGAGCGCGTCGCCCTGGCCGTTGCCGTCAGCAACAAGGCCATCGACAACGCTGCCTTCGACCTCTTCACCTTCGTCACCATGAAGATTCGCAAGGCCCTGAACATCCTGCTGGCCAAGCGTATCTACTCTCACGCCCAGTGGACCGATGCCTTCAAGGGTCCGTTCTCGCTCGTCACCGCTGGCACCATCACCAAGGGCGAAGGCTTTGCCAAGGCTCTGGCCGCTGCCGTCGCTGCCGTTGCAGACCTCGGTTTCGAGGGTGAGCCGACTATCATCATCGACAAGGTGACTGAGGCCGAGCTGAAGTACACGCCCGCCAACGACTTCAAGGGCAACACCGACGCTGTGATCAAGGACAGCAAGCTGGCTGGTTACAACTATATCACCAGCGGCCACATCAACGGCGAGCTGAACGGCTCCGGCCAGTACGTGAAGGCTTCCGACCGCTACATCGGCATCGGCTTCTTCGAGTACCTGGCTGTGCAGCAGCATGGGGAGGTTAGATTCTCGGTCGATTCAACAAGTGCTGCTGTGGCTGGTCGAAATTCAACTGTATTCACTTTGAACACAGATTTTTCGGCCACAGAACTGAGCCAGAAGATCAACGGCAACACCTCCGGCAAGCCTCAGGCCTTCAAGCTCCTGAAGATTGTGGCCGAGCAGGAGACGGCGTAAGCGCGACACCCCTCACTATCAGAAATCATAGTTCCGATAGTCGGCCCGCAGGACGGCGGCGATGCACCAGCAACAGCCATGCTCCGTTCCTGCGGGCTTTTTCATGCCCTTTTGTCCCGTATGCCGCTATATCATAGCGGCCACAAGTAAACCCCCGCCTGCAATTCTCCCGATAAGAAAAGACAAGACGATATGAAATACTTGACACTTGACTACATCAAGGACCACTCGCGCATCTGCCACGATGCCGAGGATGACGTGCTGGAGCGGTTGGGCTGTGCGGCTGAAAACGCCATCCTGAACCTGTGCCGCCGCACCATCGAGGATGTCTATGAAGAGTACGGAGAGATACCCGCCGACCTCATGCACGTCACCCTGGAACTGGTCGATAACCTCTACCAGCACCGAGGCACGGATGAGAACGTCAGCCTGAGTGTAGTCCCCTACAACTTCGACCTGATGGTGAAACCCTACATGCGTCTGTAACCCCAAGAAGAAAAGCGGGCAATAAATCCCCCCGCACCAAGTGATATGCAACAGAAAAACATTTTTTACAAAACCGACTTCCGCATCACTGAGACATCGGAAGCCGGTTACGGTGTGCCGTTCCAGTTTAAGTACTACACGGCTGCACCTTCACGCGCTTTCGTAGCGTCGTTTGACGGTACGACCTACCGCAACTGCCACCTCGACCCGTCAGGCAACCTCTGCGTCGCCTTCGACGACCACCGCATGGGGCTGGGCAAGTTGATGGTGGAGCGGACATACTACCTGAACGACGAGTGCTACAGAAGCGGCGTGTGTGACGAACACATTGCACCGGCTCCCGTCATCATCGAGGAAGAGGACGGACAGGGCGAAGCGCAACGCTTCGAGGTCGTGCTTTCCTTGCAGGGAGAGACCACCATCGATGCCACCAGCTCCGTAGAACCCTACTGGGCGAAGGGCAGCGACGGCAAGAGTGCCTACGAGATAGCCGTGGAACATGGCTATGAGGGCACTGAGACGGAGTGGCTGGCATCGCTGAAAGGCGAACAGGGCGAGCAGGGGCCGCAGGGCGAACAAGGGCCGCAGGGCGACGTGGGCGTGAGCGGCGGATTCCTCTTCCCGGTCATGGACTTCGACCCTGAAACGGGCATCCTTACTATCAGCGGACTTGAACAGGAAATAGACCGTGTGCGCTACGACGAGGCAACGGCTGAACTGGTCATCCGGCTTTCTCACTGAAAGTCGTAATAACGTAATAACGATATAACGTAAAAACGAAAAAATAAATAATCATGGCAAACGAAACAAGAGAATTGCGCTATCAAGTGGGCGAGGCATGGAAGGGTGCCTACAACGCCGCCACAAGTTATTCGCTGGCCGCTGTGGTACAGGATGCCACCGGCCTGAGTGTCTATCGTTCCCTCAAGAGCGGCAACGCAGGGCATCCGCTGACCGATGAGTCTTGGTGGTTCAAGATCATCGACTTCTCCACCATCAAGACGGAGGCAGAGCAGGTGGCAGCCCTCAACCAGGCCATTGCCGAGGCAGAAGCCATCCGCGTGGCAGCCGAGGAAGGCCGTGTGTCAGCCGAGACAGCCCGCAGCAACGCAGAAAGCCGCCGCGTGGAAGCAGAGCAGACCCGCAACAGCAGTGAGACCCAGCGCACCCAGAACGAGCAGACGCGACAATCAGCCGAGCAGTTGCGCAAGACCAACGAAGAGAACCGCATCGCCGCTGAGAGCAGCCGCGAGGCAAAGGAATCCACCCGTCAGCAGAGCGAGACATCGCGCCAGAACGCCGAGACCCAGCGACAGACGGCTGAGACCAACCGCGCCAGTGCCGAGTCGCAGCGCATTCTGGACGAGAACGCCCGCCAGTCAGCTGAAGCAGCCCGCGAGAGCCGTGCAGACAGCGACCACACCCGCGCCGAGCAGGACAACGCCCAGATGACCGAACTGGTGGAACGTGCCGACACCGACCATGAGCAAGCAGTCACCGACCACACCACCGCCACGAGTGACCACACGCGGGCAGAGAGCGACCACACCACCGCAGCCGCCGACCATACCACCGCCGTTGGCGACCACACTCAGGCGGGAACCGACCACGAAGCCAGTGTTGCCGCCACCGAAGCCGCTAACGAGGCAGCAGCAGGAGCCAATGCCCTTCAAGAGAAACTGGAGAGCGGCGAGGTGGTGCCCGCCCTCGCTGGAAATCTGGAATCCTGGGCAGACAACAATGTCCCTGTGGAGAACAACTTTGATGCCGTGATTCGCACCACCGCTGGCGACGATCCTATCAACAGCGGCGATGGCGGCATCGTGAAGAACATCGTGCCTATCACCGACTTCAAGTGTACCGGCTTGCTCGCTACGGCTGAGAACCAGTTGCGACTGAAGAGTAACGGAGGCGGTGCCGTGGCCGTTGGTGCCGGTTGGTATTTCCCCGTGCCAAAACTGACCCTCGGCACATTCGGAACCACCGACGAGAACAATGGTCTGTTGCTCGTGGATAACACGGGCGCGAACATCCAGAACGCCACCGTCTATTTCAAGGCTCTGTCAAGTGGTGTGCCTACGAGTGTCACCGATGGCACGCAGCTTACTCCTCAGACCGTCACATATGGCGACAAGACCTACAAAGTGTACACCACCAGCGGCCCAGGCTATCTCATCGTGAGCGGCATCACATACGAAAACACTTGTGCACGCATCGCATGGGAGGACTGGTACGACAAGTTTGTCAGCCCAACATCTCCTACAGATGTAGGCGGCAGCATCAACCTCGCACCGCTCTTTACAGCCGTTCCTAACGGCACGGGCAAGTTCCTCGTCTGTGGCAATGCCTACACCTACGGCGAGCGCATCAGCGCAACGCAGTGGAAGATCACCGACCCCATCGGGCGCATCACTTCGCCTGCTTGGACGAATACCCCCGACGAGGTGGCAGAGGGCGAGACGCAGACCTACACCCACACGCTCATCATCAGCGACGTGGCAGCAGGCAGCACGGTGATGATTGAGGGTTCTGCACAGGCTTTGTCGCTCAACGAGACCACCGTCAGCTATACAGACACCAACGCCACCGCCATCGCTGGTGCCGTGCGCTACGAGAAGGCCGTGGCTGCAACGGCCACCGTCAACCTTGCCAGTGCCTACACGCTGAACGATGTGGGTGTGGAGATGAAGGAGGGCGTGGAAGGTACTGCCAACTTCGTGTGCGAATACTCACAGAACATTGCCGACTCGCTGGCCATGGCTCCACCGCGTCTGAACGATCTGCGCCACACGTCAGCCGCTGTCAGCCTCGGTTACGGTATCTGCACCACCGGCACCTACGACAGTGCGAAGACAGTCAACATTCCGCACTTCATGCTGCTTGACAACGGCACCATCAACGTGCTGTTCACGACACCCATCAACACAGAGAACTCGACGCTGAACGTGAGTCTGACGGGTGCGAAGCCTATCCGCATCCTCGGACAGAACCTGCCCGCAGGTGTCATTAAGGCTGAGACCTACGTCACACTCGCCTACGACGGAACGGCATGGAACATCGTGAACATCTTCTGTCCTGACGCATCGTTCGATCCCGCTGCACTCTTGGTGGATATGGGCCTGCCTTCAGGCGTGAAGTGGGCAAGCCGTGACATCGACCTGACCAAGCCTGGCGGCTTCTGCGAGACGCCTTTCATCTACGAGAAGAGCTTCTTCAGTTGGGGCAATATCGACGGACACAACCCAAGCAGCGTGTCGGCATTCGCCTACGACTGGGGTGGTGTGAACGCACAGGATCCTTGGTATGATGGCCAGCCCTACGGTAGCACACCAGGCAACACGCTGAATGGCAACATCGCCGTGGGTGAGGACTTCGACGCTGCCCGCGCCAACCTGGGTGCGCCGTGGCGTATGCCGACCAACACGGAGTTCGGTGAGCTGTTTGCCAACATCCGCTACATCAACGCCGACGGCACCGAGGTGGACACCACCAAGGCCGACAAGCGAGTGACGGTGAACGGCATCATGGGACTCTATATCGAGAGCAAGCTGAATGGCAACCGGCTGTTCTTCTCCTGCTCGGGCCTCGGCGCAGGTCGCTCCCGCAGCCATCTCGGCTCAAACGGCAGCTACTGGTCTTCGACGTGGATCTCAGCCCGCCTCGCACGGAACCTGATCTTCAACAGTGGCGGAGTCAATCCGCAGAACGGCAACAATCGGTGCTACGGTTTTGCAGTGAGGCCGGTGCAGTAACTTAACTTTTTCGTTCACCCCGAAAAAGTGCAATCTATTCCTGCAATGTCGCGCCAAAAAGCGCCGACAGGCGCGGCGCGACAAGGCAGGAATAGATAATAATAATAAAGGTTTGAATTAGATTATAAAGATATGGCAAAATTAGCAGACATCCTTCAACAGGAACGCGAGCGAGACACAGCGGACAAATGGGGCATCATCCATCTCTACAAGACGGGTTCTTTCTACTCCGCCTACGAGTGGAGCGCATGGCTCATCGCCGTCATCACCTTCAACGACGCGGTGCGCATGGCAACGAAAGACCGCAAGCCGCTCGCCGTGACGCGCATCAAGATGGCGAACAGCGAGGATACATTCTGCCGCGTCGGATTCCCGCTGAAGAGCATCGAGAAGTACATTCCCACGCGCCTTGACTTCGAGAGCGAGGACGACAAGCACCTTGCCATCACCGTAGCACTGCCCCATCCGCAGGACGGCACCGCCATCACATACGAGAGATTGTCGGAAGCCGTGACCAAATGGAAGGAAGCACAGCCCATGAAGCAGTCGAAAGACAGCAAGGACGGCGACCTGCAGGAAGACACCGACCGCCAGCCCACACAGGGCAAGCCGAAGAAAACCCTGCTCTCACTGCTCCAGGACTCGCAACAGCCACCGGCACAAGGCGGGCTGATCATGCAAATTATGTCATATCAACTCTCAGAGCACACGCCGACGGACAACTACGAGTTCATCCAACGGCTGCAACAACAGATAGCATCCATACTCTAACAACAGCAGGCACACCTCAGAACGGCCCGTCGCCAACACAATGCAGAACGAAAAAGTTAAGTTCACAGGTCGCCCGTCATGCCTCCGTGGGAGGTGTGAAAAAAGAAAGACGAGCAGCGGCTTCCGCCTCATGGACTCCGCAGCACCAGTCGTATAGGCGGCGACCGACACCAAAGCACACAGCCTCTCCTGCTCGGGCAACGGCGCAGGTCGCTCCCGCAACAATCTCGGCTCAAACGGCAACTACTGGTCTTCGACGTGGAACTCAGCCCGCAACGCACGGAACCTGAACTTCAACAGTGGCGGAGTCAATCCGCAGAACAACAACAATCGGTACAACGGTTTTGCAGTGAGGCCGGTGCAGCACTTCTCCAATCGTTTCTGAATGAACACCCAACCTCCGACGGGCCAGCCTGCTGGCTATCGGCTCACCCGCCAGCAACTGCTCTACGACTTCTATGTGGCTTTCTACGATGCCGCCCGCCACAAGCACAAGATGTCCTACGTCCAGAAGTTCGAGCGCAACCTGGCCGCCAATCTGAATGAACTTTGCGACGACCTGCTGACCCGCCGCTACCAGGCACTACCATCGAAGTGCTTCATCGTCACCTATCCCAAGAAGCGCGAGGTGTTCTGTGCCGCCTTCCGCGACAGGATAGTCCACCACCTCTACTTCCGCTACACCCACCAGCTCTTTGAGCGTACCTTCATCGCCGACACCTATTCCTGCATCAAAGGGCGCGGCACCCACTACGGCATCGCCAGCATCCGTCAGCACATCCGCCAAGCCTCTCACAACTGGCAGCAACCCGCCTATGCCCTATCCCTCGACATCCGAGGCTACTTCATGCACATCGACCGCCGTCGCCTGCTGAAGATAGCCACCTCGTCGCTGCTGAACATGAGCACCCACCGCGTCGGCTGTTCCGTATGCATCGATACCATTGCAGCCATCCCCAGCGGCATACAACTCACCCCTCGCACTACCTGGGCAGACATCCGCGACTTCCCGTTCCTCCTTTGGCTCACCGAGCAGATCGTCATGCTCGACCCGATGGAGCATTGCCAGATAGTGGGCGACCCCAGCGACTGGGACGACATCGACCATGCCAAGTGTATGCGCTTCGTACAGCCCGGACTCGGACTGCCCATCGGCAACCTCACCAGCCAACTTTTCAGCAACGTCTATATGAACCCCTTCGACCAGTTCATCAAGCGCACCGTCCGTTGTCACCGCTACGGACGCTACGTGGACGATGCAGTGATGATAGACCCCGACCGCGACTGGCTGCTGGCACAAGTGCCGAAAATCCGCGAGTTCCTGTCCGACCGTCTCGGTCTGCAACTCCACATGGGTAAACTCCACATCCGCGAAGTTCGTCAAGGCGTGGAATTTCTCGGTGCATTCCTGAAACCCTACCGTGACTATGTGAGCCGCCGGACACTGGAGCGCATGACCAAGAAGATACAGACAATAGACCTCCACAACGAAGAAAAAGCCCGCCGCACTATCGCCAGTTACCTCGGCATCCTCTCGCACACAGCTTCGCGCTGCATCATACAGGAATTATTGAGTAAACCCCTGACAACAATGTGAAAGAATAGTATAACCATTTAACATCAAAAGAACATGAACAAAGTAAACGGAAAAAAGACCTCGTTTGCGCCCGTGCGCAACGACGGCACCCGTATCACCATCTGCTACGGGCTGAAACAACTCAACGGCGACCTCTACGAGTGGCGCGAAATCTATCTGCCCAAGTCGCAGACCAACGCCCTGACGCTCGACATCGTGAAGGCAGCCATCATCGGCGACATCAACAGCCGAACGGACGAAAAAATCCTCACAGGATTCAGCTGGGAAGGAAAGCCTATCTGGTTGAGTGCCGAGAACCAGCGCAACTTCAGCGAGGCACAGCGCATGGGCGTTGTTCCCGTCACCTTCAAGGTGGGCGAAGACGGAGAGGGAAACCCCGTCTATCATACCTTCGAGACAGCGGAAGAGATGGACGAGTTCTACAGATTCGCCTTCGGTCACATTCAGCAGAGCTTGCAAGCAGGCTGGCAGGAGAAGGACAGCATCGACTGGGCACCTTACGAGGCTCTGTTCCCGTCTGAAAACGCTGAGTAAACCCCCGACAGCAATTCAAGCGATATTTGTACGGCAAAATGCCGTATGTATAAGTTTAACAATTAAAATTTCTAAGCTATGCCTTCAGAAATCATCCAACTGCCTCAGAACGGAGGCAATCAGAACGGAGGAATGATCCTCCCAGTAGCTAACGGCGGCGGTCTGTTCGGAAACAACGGCCAGACGAGCCTCACGGACATTCTCGGCTTCGCTGTCATCGCCAGCATCTTCCCCAACATCTTCGGCAACGGTCAGTTCGGCAACCGTTGTGGCAACTGCAACTGTCAGAACGTGGACAGCGCACTGGCTCTCCAGGCCGTTACGGCAGAGGGCGCAGCCAGCCGTGCAGCCATCCAGAACCTCGCCTCTTCGATGGGACAGAACTATAACACCGTGCTTCCCGCTGTCATGGGCGTACAGGCTGCTATCAGCAACCTGGCAAGTGCCAACGGCATGGGCTTCCTCCAGGTCATCAACGCACTCCAACAGGGTGATTGCAACCTCGCTTCTCAACTTGCTCAGTGTTGCTGCGACAACCGCTTGCTGACCACCCAGCAGGGCTATGAGGGACGCATCCAGGCCATCGAGCAGACCAACGACCTGAAGGGCAGCATCAACGCACAGGGTCAGCGTCAGGTGGATGCCATCGCCGACCTGAAGACCACGATGATTAAGGAGTTCTGTGATGCCCGTGAGCGCGACATGCAGGCCATCATCGACAAGCAGGCCGACGAAATCAGTCAACTGCGCACGAAGGACAATATCGCTGCCCAGACCTCACAGATTCTCGGCTACGTGAACGCCCAGCTGGCTCCCATCCAGAACACCGTCAAGGAGATTGTGGACAAGATGCCCAACACCGTTCCCGTGCAGTACCCGAACCTTCAGGTGGTGAACAACACGCCCAACGGCAACTATCCCGGCTACTACTATCCCGGCTATCGCGGCGGTTTCTAATCAGGAAAGGAGGCAAGACATGAACTGCTGTAACTGCAACTGTAATCAAGTGCCGTTCGTTGACGGTTACGTGCCGTACCTGATGGTGACGAACATCACCGTGGGGACTACTGCCGTCAACCTCTCGATGGGCGACCGCAACATAGCACCGACCGGGACGATTTACGTCCGTATCGGTACGGCCATCCCGGCAGGAACCGATGCCGCGCTTCCCGTGACGCTTTCGCTGAACGGCAACACCCGCCAGTTGACCTTCTTCGGAGGCCAGCCCGTGACGGTGGCCGACCTTCAGGGCACAGGCGTACTGGAAGTGTTCAACGACCTCGGCAACAACATCCTCCAGCTGATGAGCACACCCGCTCCGGCAACGACTTAATCAACAAGAGTATTAACATCAAGGAACTATGACTATGATAAATTTTTCTGAACTTCAACCCGGTGCTAACTTCTACGTGATAAGCACCAACGGCGGACTGCAAGTGGCAGTCGGCACAGTGAAAGGCAAGACGGCACCCTATTGGCCAACGCCGAATCCGATGAACTCTCAGCTGATAGACCTCACCGTGAACATCGGCGGTCAAGACCGAGTAGTGCCAGGACTCCCCGTCAGCCTCGAAGTGGCTGGCCGCGACCCGGAAATCTACACGGGCAACCGCGAGACGGCAGAGCGCATCATCGACGAGAAGATGGAAGAAGCCGACAAGATTCTACAGAATCTGCCCTATTACAGAAAACTGAAACAGGACGGCCCCAAGTGCAAGGAAATCATCAACCCCGGCTATGCCGCCACCGTCAGACAGGCCGAGACCATTCAGAGCCTACAGGCAGAACTGGCAGCAACCAAGGGCGAACTTCAAGGCATGAAGGACTTGCAGGCCAAGACCCTCGAACTGCTTGAGAAACTGAGCGGCGGCACACCAACCCCGAAGGGAGGGAAGAAAGAATCATAGTCATGGCGACTGCGATAAAAACAGATAAAGCAATGATTTACGATCCAAACAGCGGAACAATCATCATGACCAACGACGGCCAGGACCTGAAGGAACAGATGCGCGAACAGATGCGCCACCAGTTCCGAACGGGCGGCACGGGCGGCAACTATCGCACCATGACCGTAGGCCGTGATTTTGAGAACGGATACCGTGACGGCTACCGCGAGGGCTACGAGCAGGCCATGCGCGACAAGCACATGGAAGGCCAGCACCTCGACTACATGACTCCCGAAGAGCGCGAAGCCTACATGAAAGGCCAGCGCGATGCCTACGGGCGCAACGGTGCCGAGAACCGCAACCAACTCTAAAGTGAATTGACGAATGACAGCACAGCATCTTGACATCGAAGGCTACTGGGACGTGACCGTACTCTACGACGTATGGCCGCAAGACCTCGGCGAAGTGGGCACAATGCTCAGCTCGCTGGGTGCCCCGAGGCAGATGGTGGAAGATGCCGTCAGCAACCTGCAAGGATGGAACGCAGGCTATACGCTCACCTCGATGGACCGGTGCGAAAGCATCGTCTGTATTGGCCGCGCCACCAGTCTGCGGGAGTTCCTGAACACCATCGACCACGAGACCGACCACGTACAGGCGCACGTCGCCGAATACTACGGCGTGACGCTCGGCACCGAACAGGCAGCCTACTTGCAGGGCTACGTCGGCGGTCGTCTGCTGGAGTTCGTCGTAAGACAGATTATTAACCAAAAGCAACTGAAAGCAGTATGAGCCTACTCACGGACAAATTCTTCTACCGCGCACTGACACAGAGCGAAGATGTGACGGCCATCGTGGATGACCGCATCTTCAATCCCGCCCGCCCGACGGTGGATGAAGACGAGGACAAAATCCCCTACATCATCATCAACTTCGACGGACTCCAGAACAACATGGAGACCAAGGACGACGGCGTGGAAGGCGACGAAGACCGCGTGACCGTCAGCATCCTGTGCGTACATGAGGACTGCGACGCGCTGGGCGACATGACCGAACTGGTGCGCCAGACCCTCTGCGACTACTGGGAGGCACACCGCGACGAACCGCTGACACCCATCGACTGGCAATTCTCAGCAGGCCGCGTGGACTACGACCCTGACAAGCCCTGCTGCTATCAGACGCTTACCTATCAGTGTGACACCAACAAGTAAACATCATGGCACAACCGACCGAAAAAACGCTCAAGGAAGAACTGCTCGAAAAGGGCAGCGTGACGCTCACATCGAAGAGCCGTCAGGACATCTACGACCAGTGCCAGTCGCTGGTTGACTCTCTCCCCGAAGGAACCAAGTGGACGCGCACCATCTGCCAGTACCACCCCGACACCTTCTCCTACGAACAAACAGTAACAATCATCTAAATTCAACACGCTATGGCATTAAAGAAACTCAAAGGCCAGAACTTCCGAGCATTCGTCGGAGGCAGTGCCGTACCCGAAGCCACCAGCTGTCAGGTGAGCATCACCGGCAACATGGAAGATGCAAAGACCAAGGACTCTGAGGGCAGCTTCGGCATGGAGCAGATGACCTCACGCTCATGGTCGGCGCAGGTCGATTCATACGAGGCCACAGCCGCCTCGCTCATCGCCGTCATCAGGCAATTCGTCAGCGACGAGAAAGTGCAAGTTGGCTGGGATGAGACCAAGGAAGTGGCAGGCTCCCAGAACCGCACACCCCAAAACGCCGCCTTCGCCCGCTCGGGCCAGGCCATTCTCAACGACTTCACCATTCAGGCCAATAACCGCACCAACATTCAGGTGACGCGCCAGTACATGGGCAGCGGTGCATTGGCATAACCCTCTAAAACATTACGACTATGGATAAAGGACAACATCTCAGACTCTTCGTTGTAGAAGGTAGCAGCAACAAAGTGATAGCCATGAGTACCGAACTCAGTCTGCATGGCTCAGCACAGACCGAGAACAGTACGACCAAGGACACCACAGACTCCACGGGTGCCGTGTGGGACGAGAACGAAGTGACGGGCCGCACCTACGACATCAACTTCTCAGCCCTCGTTGCCAGCGGCACCGACACCGGCAAGACTTTTGCCGACATGGAAGGCAAGGTCAACGACGAGATCATCAACTGGAAGATAGCCCTCGCCAGCGGCGAGCAGAACCGCACGATGGGCACCGTCATCTGCTCAGGTCAGGGCAAGATGACCAACGTGCAGGCCACCGGCCAAGTCTCACAGCAGGCCACCTACAGCGGCACCATCAACGGCTACGGCCCGCTCGTGCCAAGCAATATATCATCAAGCATAACTCCTGCATGGACCCCCCCAATTGCGATGTCGAATATTTCAACAGGTGACTATAAAATAATCACGAACCAGCCAATGGATTTAGCGGTATTGGCAGGATTCTTGTCTGCACTATATATAGACGGTGCAAACACAGAAGAAGCCTCTATAGAGATGAATGGTGACAGATTAGACGTGTATGTATCAACAGATAGAATGTTTTATATCACCCCGACAAGAGGAGACACATCACGTACATCATTCGACATCGTTGCATACACTTCTGACGGACCAGAGTGGTCTTTTATAGGAATTTTACCTTAACAAGTTTGGCAACATTCAGTTGCCAAACTTTATATAAAAAAGCGGAACCATGAAACAGAAAACCATCACCATAACCGCCGCCACCCAAGACGGCAACACCCAGCAAGTGGAAGTCACCCTTGCCTACTGCTACGCCACCGAGATAGCCTACCGTGACCTCTCAGGCGAAGACATCACCGACTTCATCCAGGAGGCAGCCGTCGCCATCAACAGCGACACACCACGCATGCCCGACGTGAAGAAGACCATCTACGCCATCCTAGCCGCCATCCTCGCCTACTACGAGAGCAAGGGCGAAGATGCCCCTGTCAAGGACACCGACCTCATGCACCACTGCACACCACAGGACATAGGACTCGCCCTCGGCACCGTCATAGGACTTCGCGCCCAGTTCTACGCCCTGCCAGCAGGCGAACCAGAGGACAAGCCTGAAAAGCAGAAAGGCCGCAAAAGAAAAAACGCCTAACCGCCAATGACCTCTTTGAGCTGTTCGTTGGCGAGATAGGAATCCCCCGCCGCGAGTTCCTGTACGACATCACCTTCTGGCAAGCCCGCCGCATCATCAGAGGCTACCGCAAGCGCGACCGACTGAAGCACCAGCTCATAGCCGAGTGCGCCTACGCCGCCATCTACGCCATGCGCGACCCCAAGGGCAAGACCGTCACCGACATGTTCCCCCAGATATTCGAGGACGATGACGACTACGAGGACGAACCGCCAATCACCGAAGATGAAGTCGCCGAACTCCAGTCACTCATGGCATCTATCAACAACCAAAGGCAAGGTGCAGACATATAGCTGCGCCTTGCCTTTGTGTTATATTTACCAATCGCCAGTTATAGCATCGCTCCATGTGTCGTTCAGCACCAAATTAACGGCACCGCTACTTCTGAAAAGATTCCCTGAATACTCCGTGCTACGGTTGGGCTTGAACGGCGCGTTCTCGATTGTCACCCTGCCAAGGACATTCCCATCCACATCCTTAGCCAATACTGACACATCAGTTGCCCATTCTTCGCCATCGCTAAATCCGTATATCGACAGAGAAAGCGTCCCAGCCGTGCCTATATATGAAGATGGAACGGAAATCACACGTTCACTATGTTGCGATGCCATCGCAACCCCGGCAACATAGTCCCATCCGTAAAGCCATTTTTCAGGAGAAATTGTCACAGAAGCACAGCCGGCCGGAACCTCGTCCTTTACAAGGAGCCTTAATCTCGTTGCAACGCGGTCAAGCGTCACGGCCCTGTTTCCATTAGACGTACTCACAACGTCCATCTGATAGTCTTTCCAGAACGTATCTCTCGGAATCCCCCATGTAATAACATGCCCCTCGGCATCCAATGCAGGATTGTCCCCACGGCTCGCGACAAAGTACACATGGTGGCTCCCGTAAGCCAGCGTGAGCGTGGGTTTGCCCCACGTGTCATCATCCGCTGTCTGATGCAACGTCTGTACACATCCACTGCCCATATAATCGAACACCCACAAGTCAGTCATATCTTTTTCGTCCGCTTGCAAGTATCCTGCTCTTGTCTGCTCACCATCGCTGAAAGTCGGACTCGAAAAATCACCTTTCACAGTAAATGTGAATTTCCTCGTTCCTGTCACTTCCGTCTGTTCTCCACCTTTTTCGGCCTCTTCATCTGAAGGAATTTCTAATTTTTCACAAGCAGCCAGCATGATTGCTGCTGTTAGCATAAAGATTGTCTTTTTCATTGTTTTTTTGTTTTTAGAGTTAGTTTTTTTTCTATCATCGAAAAATCCTTCCGAATGTCATCAGCCAGCACTTTGGCATATCGCTGCGTGGTCACGATGTTGGTATGACCTAACATCTTGCTCACATGCTCAATCCTCACACCCTCACGGAGCATCATTGTTGCGAAGGTATGACGTGCCATGTGCGAATGCAACGGCTTCTCAATCCCTGCCGCCATTCCCAGAGCCTTCAGGCAATGGTTGTAATCGGCATTCCCAATCTTCGGCAGTTGCATCCCGTACTTCTCCAGAACCTCCACCGCAGGAGGCAGCAACTGGCTGACATACGCCACGCCCGTCTTCACACGCTTCCCTACATTCACCCACTTCCCATCCACAAACTTGTAGTCTTTCATATTGAATGCCTGAGCATCCGAAAAACTCAATCCTGTATAGAGCTGAAATACGAACATGTCCCTCGCCACAGCCATCTTCGACCCCGCCATGGGGTGCATCTGCATGAACGCATCCACCTCCTCCGCCGTCAGATACTCCACATTCTCCTGCTCACCGCGCCTGAACTGACCCTTCAACTTGTCGTAAGGACTCCGCTCAATCATATCGAACAGCACAGCCCTGTTCAGCAAAGCCTTCAGGCATTTATGATAATTATACACCGCCGCATCGCTGATATACGGGGCATCCACACCAGCCTTCACGTCCGCGTCACTCTGCCGAGCCTTCAACCCATGTAACCAAGAGTCCCATTTATAAATGTTCACCGTGGTCAAGTCCTTCCACTCCTTCATCTTCCCGAATTGCCGTAACCTGTCAACCAACGTCCTGTAATGCTTCAGCGTACCATCGGCCAGTCGCAACCCATCAATCTCCTGCTTGAGCCAATCAAGGAACCCAACCTTTTCATCTTCCGCCGCATCATCATCCCCAAGCCCATACACTTTCCGGCGAATCATCCGCGCATCAATCGGCAATTTCTCATTCAACCGCCTCGTCACCTCCTCATTTGCAGACATCACGAAAGCCGACAGTCTCTCATTCATATCTTTCGCATCATCACGTCCGACCACCTTTCCGTATCGAAACTCACTCGCACGTACACGTATGCCTGTACTTATGTAATAAGGTCGTCTATCAATAATCACCCGCAATTCCAGCGGGCCTTCCTTTCCTTTCATCGTCCGACCACGGTGGTCGAACACTATATTTGTACTAATCATTTTTTTTCTTTTTTTTTCTATCATCCCGCCATTTTTCAGCCATTTTCACAACTCGTCAACAAGGTGGGGAAACATTTGGCCGAAAATGGGGAAACATTTGGAAAGAATTTTAACACTTTCAACGCACTAAAACGCACAATCTCGCAACCATCAAAAATCGCCGTAATCCCCTAAAACAAAAGGATTGCCGCATCCTGCAAACAAATCCTTTTACCCTTTTTCGTGATCCGCTTGGGGCTATGGTGGAATGCTGGGGACGTGCGATGGAATGGGAGGTTTTAGAATGGTGGTGGAGCGTGGGGAAACATTTGGATGGTGTTATGTTGTCTTAAAAAATGTAAATCTGTGAAAAAATCATGGGGAAACATTAGGGTATTTTTTGGATTTTATTGAGAAGTTTCTGGAGGTTAGAACGGAGGACGTTCACCTCTGCGATGGATTGGCGAAGTTCTTGATTGAGGGCTTCGCCTTTTTTTATCTGTTCGGATAAAATGGAGATGAGGGAGTCGGCCCAACGTGGAATAGGAGAGTAGGGGAGTGAGTCATCTTCGGAAAGTTTGTTGTTTTCATGATCCAAGTCGGCAATGAGCATGACGGTGGACTGACCACGAAGGTAGGCCATGTTGAAGATGTTTTCGAATGCTTGATTTAGTTTCACAAGTGTCTTGTCGGTAGGCTCAACTTTTGCCTTCATAATCCGGGAAATGGTGGTTGCGGTGATGCCTGTCTTATGAGCAAGGTCATTTTGGTCGGCGATATATTTTTCCCGACGAAGCCAATCGACGACGTTGGCAAATCTTTCGTTTCTTGGTCTCATTTTACACGCATTGTCTTAAAATTCCTTAAAATTCAATACAAATTTACACGAATATTTGTTTGGTGTTGATTTTTGTTTGTATATTTGCACCCGAAAGCAAGCAAGCGAGAACGGGCACAAGAATAGCCGTCAGGCGAAGTTCGCCTTTTCGGACAAGCGGACAAAGCCACTTGCAGTACACTTTGCGAGGGTGTAGGGTTGCAAATATACGGCTTTCTTCCCGTTTTCACAAATAAGCAAGCAAAGAATTAAGTAATTTTAATACAATTATGATTAAAGAGAAAGTAACAAAGGACGATTTGCTTAAATTCAACGTGGGAGACCTAAAGGTGTTCACGCTGCCGAATTATGGCAAGGCTCGGAGTGCTCAGAGTTATGCTAACCAGATGAAGAAGGCGACGATGGGGACTGCACAGCCGATGGAATTTAAGGCTGTGGTTGGCGACCCTATTCCGGGGAGCGGGCAGTGTAGTGTGACAATTACGCGGATTTCCTGACGGGAAAACCGTCAGGCGCAAGAAGGATGAGGACGAAAAGCAATGGGTAATAAACTGGACAAAGAAATGCAGCGACTGATTGCTGAAGCGATAGAGGCTGGAGTGAAGAAGGGCATGGAGAAGGCTCTTGGGATGTATGGTGAGGTGTGGCTGTCGGCGGAGGATGTGCTGAAGCAGTTCGGCATGATTTCAGAGGACTTTCTGAAGAGGAAGGGGAAGTTGCTGCCACGGGAGAGGGTGGAATATGTGGGAGAGGATGGAAATGTGCATGCTGGGAAGTGGGCATATCCACGTAACAGGTTGCAGGATATGATTCAGCGTGGAGAGTTGAGATGCTTGTGATGGAGCAAACGGGAAGTCGCTTGACGCAAGAAAAAAAAATGACAATCAAGATAAAAACAATGAATATTAAAACCTATAAAAAACTTATCACTATGGCAAAGAAGATTTATGGCTGGATGCTGATGGGCATTCTTGCGCTGGCTCTTTTGGCACTGTGTGCGCCCTGCCTTTTGGTTTTTTCTGTCGGACACGATGGCGAGTTGACAATATGGAATTTCGTCGGATTGGCTTGGTGTCTGATTTTGTTCTGCATATTAAAGAAAATTTTATAAATATGTTGCCAGCAGTGGCTGGAGTTTTCTCACTTTATCAATTAGAAAGGAACTTTAGGCAGGCGGTTCGTGAGAATAGGCTGACTTTTCGGAAGGATGGCTGAGTGGTCGAAAGCAAGAACGTCAACCCATCAGAAATGATGATGCATGGAATATCTGGGAACATCGGGGGTTCGAATCCCTCTCCTTCCGCTATCCCAATAGCACCGGGGCAAAGGTGCCGCAGTACGCGCCAGCTGGGTAAATAGGGGGCGAAGGGCCGAAGAGTGACGAAGAACGAAGCAGGACAGCAGATGCAGAGACTGAAGGTGACGAAAAAAAAAAGAAACTAACAAGCGAAACCAACGGTTGCAGAAGCAGTAAGGCCAAGATCTTCGGAATGATAGGAAGGGCGGTGGCAGCCTGAACGAAACGGCATATCGAAGTCACGCCATAAGTGGGAGCGAGTTGCGCAAGGCATAAGCTCCAAGACCATCTCCGAAAGGAGGTTATAGCAGAGGCGCAAAGTGTAACCAGCAGACGCACCAGGGCGGGCTGGCACCGAAAGGTGAAGAATAAGCAATCTGACAGGCGATGAAACAAGATGATCCTCTTGTGGAGCCGGGACAGCATCAGGATGAAAAGACTGTAATGCGGCCACTGGTGGCAGTTCTTGCGGCAAAACCGCAAGGCACACTGACAGCAGCGCGTGAAGCGGGCGAAAGCCCCACCTGAAAAGGTTTCTCAAGCCACTAACGCAGAGGGCAGTCAAAATGAAAATGAGCATGAGAAAAAGATGGACATACGAAGAAGAAACGCTGATTGAGCGGGCTTATCTACAAGATTCCTATTGGGGATGTTGCAAGTGGAAAAAGTTGGCAGAACAGTTTGGCGTAACGACGGAACAACTGAAGAATCATGTGGACTATATGGTGAAAAAGGGAGTGCTGAGGAAGGAGAGGAAGGTGAGGGAAAAGCGGGTGAATCCTAATTGGTGGACAGACAAAGAGAAGAGTGATTTGCTCGACATCATGCAGAAATATAAGAAGGGAATATGGATCAAGAAGGCAATGCTCCATCTTGGCAAGTCACAACGATCTATATATTACATGAGCAGAAAATTGAAATTGGGAAAATGATTTTTTATTTAAATTGTTGTTATTATTCCCCATTTTTATTATTAAAATGAAATGTTATTCGAGCTTGGCTGTGAAGTTCGGCTCGTTTGTACGGAGCGGAATATTTCACAGCATACTGAACAGTATTTTTGTTTAACATCATAAAATATAAAGAACATGAAACTACAAGGACGTGTAAAGAAGCTGATGGCCGTTAGGAGCGGTGTCAGCAGAGTCGGTAATGCGTGGAAAGCGCAGGACTTTATCTTTGAGTATTTTGACAATCAGGCAGAGCAGTATGCGGAGACGGTGTTGCTGAATGTCAGGGGAGAGAAAATCGAGGAGTTGAGTTTGCATGAATGTGATGAAATTGAGGTGGATTTGCACATGACGGTGCGGTCGTATGGCGACAGGCTATATAATGAGCCGTATGCCAGGAACGTGGTGGTTGTGAAGTCGGCTTCACAACCACAAGTCGAACCTGAACAGCCAGCACCTCAGCCGACGGCAGAGCAACAGGCCGCAATGGAGCGGCTGATGCAGATGGGTGAAGAGGCGGCAAGCGGAGAGGAAGGAGGAAGTGAAAGTGATTTGCCATTCTGATGATTTTTCCCAGAATGGTGGCCGTTGGGCTGCCGTCGGGAATGATATAGCGTCCGACCAAGGACAGGTTCTCGCAGCCGAGCCGTTGAGGAATGAAATTCGGATAAAAGGTCTGAAACGCAGAACGTACCTGCTGGCCAATGCCGTTTCCTCAACGGCTTTTTTTTACGGAACTATGATAGAATGCTTTTTTTTACGGAACTATGATAGAAGAAAACATCAAAACACCGGCAACGGTGGAGGAAAAGATGCTGGCTGAAATAAGGCCGTATCTGCTCGACCCGCGAGAGGACTACCCGGAGCCGTACTACATGCTGGAGTATAACGGTGTGCCATTCTCCACACTCGGAGGCATTCAGGCCATCAGCGGACAGAAGAAGAACGGTAAATCGTTCGTGCTGACGATGCTCATGGCGGCGGTGCTGGGGCGTGATTCCGATAGAGTGCCGAGGTATTTAGCAGGGCTTCGGGTGCCGACCAGAACGCTGGAGAATTTTGGGCATGAGCCTTCGGTTCTCTATGTCGATACCGAGATGGAGAAACTGAACTCGGCGAAGGTGCTCAGGCGAGTGCATTGGCTGTGCGGCTGGGACATGAGGGAACCACGCGACAATTTTCACGTCATGTGGATGCGAGAAGTGCAGAAAGATGAAGAGACGAAGGAAGAAGCGTATGAAAAACGCTACCGGCTTATTCGCTATGCCATCGAGGTGCTGAAACCCGATGCCGTCTTCATCGACGGTGTGCGTGACATCATCGGCGACTTCAATGACAACAAGGAAAGCGCCGAACTGGTTCAGAGCCTCATGTCGCTTGCAAGTCAGAAGGGCATCTGCATCTGGCTTGCTCTCCACATGAACCCACGACCAGGCAACGACGACGAGTCGAAGATGCGCGGACACCTCGGCACCGAACTCGGCAACAAGGTGACGGACACGCTGGTGAGCGTGAAGAAGAAAGATGCCACAGGGGTGACATTCACCGTCCGTCAGCAAGATGCCCGTGGCATGGACATGGAGGACTGGAAATTCGAGGTGACGTATGATGCTGGCAGAGTCGGCATTCCACGGCTAATAAACATAGGCGCACCAGTCACGAATGAAGAACAACGGCAACGAAATGAGGCGGACGATTATTTCAAACTCTTCTCCTGGACAAACATCGGAGCAACCTACACCGAACTTGAACGATTCCTGCGGAGCAAGGGAGTGACCAGCAACCGAAAGATTGCCCAACTTTTTGATGTGGCTATGGAGGCGGACATCATCTACAAGACCGACAAAAAGAAGTATTACTACAAAGGACAAGGAAAAGAAGTGCCCGACGATAAGATAGAGAGCATACCATTCGACGCTCCAGATGGCAGTCCTGTTCCGTTCTGATTTTTGAGATTTTTTTATGAGTTCTCCCCGACAGTCCGTAACCCCCACCCCCCACCTACCCCTATAGGGGGTAGGATGGGGGTGGAGGGTGACAGACATGCGGGCGACGCGCGCACACACGCATACGTGCGTAAGCATTCAGTATTATTTTTTTTTTCATCATGGCAAAAATCGACAACGACACCATTCAGCGAGTGCTCGACAGGGCAGACATTGTTGAGGTCATCAGCGACTTTGTGACGCTGAAGAAGAGGGGAGCAAGGTACATCGGACTATGCCCATTCCACGACGATAAGCATGCCACGAACTTCTCCGTCTATCCAGCAAAGCAGTGCTACACCTGCTTCGCATGTGAGGCGAAGGGCGATATGGTGAAGTTCCTGATGGAGCATGAGCGGATAACATTCCCGGAGGCTATCAGGTGGCTGGGCAAGAAATACGGCATCATTGTGGACGATGTGCCGCTGAACTACACGCCACCGCCACCACGCCCGAAGCCCACACCCCTGCCACGTCTGGAACTGCCCATGTCGATGGTCACGACGAAGGAACAACTGGATGAAGACCTGCTGGTGCGGTGGATCAAGACGGGCATCCGCTGGGACGGAGTGCAACGCCGACGCATTGAGCAGGTTCTGAAGGACTACCACGTCGGGCACTCCAAGCAAGGCATGACAATGTGGTGGCAGATTGATGACCAAGGCATCGTGAGGACTGGGAAGATGATGCGATACCGAGCCGACGGTCATCGAGACAAGAGCGATGGATATAACTTCGACTGGGTGCATTCGGCACTCTATCGGAGTCGAAAGTACGATGAAACGAAGGTGGAAGCCCACCCCACCCTCTTCGGGCTTCACCTCCTCAACCGCTACTCCACCGCCACGGTGTGCATTGTCGAGAGCGAGAAGACAGCCCTGCTCATGGCCATCGCCTACGGAAACCATGCCGCACAGGTGTGGATGGCATGTGGCGGCTTGAACATGCTCAACCGTGAACGGCTTGCACCCATCATCAAACAGCACCGAAACATCATCCTCTATCCCGACCGTGACGGAGTGGCAAAGTGGCGGCTGAAGGCTGAACAACTTCGCTACGACCGCATCATAGTGGATGCCGACCCCGTGACGAAATGGTGGATGCCAGGCGACGGAGAGAAGGCAGACATTGCCGACGTGGTGGTGAACAGCCTGAATGGAAGCCACTTCACGCCCACATCGGTGGAAGACCTAAAACCAAAACCAACTTGAAAAAATGGAACAGGAAAAATACAAAGGACTGGGAACAAAGGTGTCGCCCGAATTTCACAAACTTTTTCGGCGAATTTGTCGCAAGAAAGGTCTCAAAACATACGATGCCATTCAAATGATGGCAGAGGCATTCGTCCGTTTCACCGACGACCAGCACAACCTCTCCGAAGAAATGGAGCGGCTGATGATGGTGTTCGAGCACATGCAAGGGTGGCAGAATGCCTTCAACTTCGCCGATGCCACACCCGACAAGGACATCACCGAAGCCATCTATCTGCTGACCGCAAAGGGCAAGAAGGGTGCAAGGGCTGTCATGGTGCATCGTCCTTACATGGGCGACTGGACGGAGACAGTCAATGTGCAAATCATCATGGAACGAGTCATCGAGGTGCTGATGCCAGAGCGTTACCGAAGGCTGAGGGCATTGGCTATCGACATGGAGTGCAACAGCATCATGGAGTTGCTCGATGTGTTAATCACTCGCCACAGCCATGAGGCAGACGAAGCAGAGTTCCGAAAGGACTTTGAGGACTGCCGACGGGGTGACTTCGGGAATGTGCCGCATGAAGGTGAACCGTATGTGAAAAGACATCACAAGTCGGTTGACATGTATGAGCGTCAGACCGTCATCCAGTTTGGCGAAGAGGACAAGGCACTTGCCGATGAAGAGGTGAAGGAGTCAATGAGGCATGACCCTGACGCTGAACGGAAATGGCTGGAGGAGCATAGCGATGGAAGCAGACCTGTTGGCATGGAGTGGTGATGCCGCCATCGACAAGATGGCTATTAAGGCAACCACAGGCATGGGCATCGGAGAGTTGGTGAGCAAGGTGGTGGTGGAGCGCAACGGTGAACCCGTCTTCATCCCCTGCCACATGCGAAGGCAATATGGATTGAAAGTTTCGGCGAAAGGGTGATGGTTCGTGAAGCCGCACCCGTCACCGTCAACATGATGCAACGATGATGTGGCGAGCAAGGAACGCGAAGCAAGCGAAGGACAAGACGGAGATCTACAACTCTAAGGAGTGGAAGGAAATCCGCATCCGCAAGATACAAGCCGAGCAGGGGCTGTGCGAGGTGTGCCGTGCTGAGGGCTATGTGACCGCCGCTAACATCGTGCATCACAAGCACCCCATCGAGGACTCCAACACCAAGGAGGAAATGCGCAAGTGGGCATTCATGTGGGAGAACTTGCAACTGGTGTGTCAGTCATGCCACGCTCGCATCCACAAGGAAATGGGGAGCAACACCCGCAGCATGGTGGCCCAGCGTGCCAAGGCAAGGCAAGACCGATGGGCCGACGGACTGATGAACAAGTTTATGACAAAGAAAGAAGATGGCAAAGAAACAGAAGTACATGACGGACTTATTCGGGAATCAGGTGCCGATAGTAACACCGAGGCGCAAGCGAAAGCCAAGCCAGATGGTAGCAGTGGCAGCCAAGCTGACATGGGATGAGTATCAAGGCTTGTGTGCCATCGCTGATAAGTTCGGACTGTCAGTATCAAGGTATTGCCACGATGCAATCATCCAAGCCATCAAAGATCATGAATGTATCCTTGCACCTGAACATCAATGGCCGACCTCCGAGACCCCCGGCCCTTGATTTTTCTCCGACCCCCTCTCGGATTCCCAAATCACCTTGCCATCATATCCGTTGACTCGGATTTTTCCTAAAATGTACGAGTCGAAAGCCCGATAAATAAGGGTATGAGGATTGGGGAGTGCAAGGGTATAACGGGATTGAGAGTTACAACGGAAAAGACGAATAATTATTTTTTTATTTTCAGAAGCGTATGGCGAACACGATCAAGATACCACTCAGGACGCAACAGCCGCCGGACAGGTGCTGCGACTGTCCGCTGATAGGTGTGATTCCCGACGAGCACCGCCAGCGGGGAGCGCGGCAGTCGTTCTGTTGTCTGGGCACCTATCCGCACGAGGCTCTGACATCGAAGGGCATCACGGTCAGCGTCCGCACGAAGAAGGAGCGCACGGGGCATATCCACCACCGCCCGTGTGAAGACCGCTGGGAGACATGGTGGGAGCAACCGCAGCACTGCGTGACCATCAGCAAAGACAGTTACCGCTATTGCCGTCTGCCATACGAGAGCAGGCAGCAACTGGCGTTTCATTTCAAGAAGTAATAAATACAAGGAACTATGAACAGAAGAATTACAAAGACGATGGCCGACGAAGCCGCGTCGAAAATGAAAAAGAAAGCCTACGGGCGAAAGATTGAGAATGCGACGGCAAAGGTCAATGCCGCAGTCGAGGAACTTGTGCGAAAGTACATCCCTGCGCCTGTCATCGCTTGCGTCAATGAGTACTCAAACTTTATCAGTTACACGACAGGCGCAAGTATCTCCACCGTTATTGAGAAGAACGGCTGGACTACTTCGGCATCAGCCATCAAAGGCGCACTGACATTCAAGATTCCAAGTGGTGCCAACTACATCAAGGTCGATAGCAAGGAATACGACGCACTACTGAAACTGGAGAACAAAAAGAAACTACTCGAAAAGCAGCGCGACGAATTTGGCGAACAGGTGTACGACGCACTGATAGCCCTCAAGACCGAAAAGGCAGTCGAGAAGGAACTGCCCGAGGCTATGAAGTACCTCGTATTTCCAGAAGTGAAAGCCGTGCCAATGCCAGTGTTCACAGGTTTGCGTGACATCATCAGCAGCATCAAAGAGGAATAACAACCCCCAAACAAAAACATGAAGAAAGAAGATTTTGACCTGAAGGCGCGGGAGGCTTCTAAGGCGATGGAGAAGAAGAAGGCTCCAACGAGGCCGGAAACGCAGTTCGTGAAGGGTGCGGAATGGGCGTGGCAAATGCTCATGGCATCACGGGAGCGTCCCTACTACGTGGAGCAACTACGACAGGAACTGGCGGCAAGGCTGGGCGAGGAGGGAATGCGAGAGAATGAGGGCTGGATTGAGAGTCTGCTGGAAGAGACGGCTGAGAAGATGTGCCGGCTCGACGGTTTCCGCGAGGTGGTGGAGAAGGAGGGCTACCTATTAGAGAAGTATGACAAGAACATGAACCTCTACAAGGAGAGCAACCCCCTGCTGGTACACATGAAAGAGCTTGACCGCACCATCGGCATGCAGCGCGAGCACCTGGGCCTCTCGTTCAAGGTGAACCCCAACCGAATGAAGGAAAGCCCCAAGCAGGGCAACATCGAGGACGACCCGATGGTGAGGTTCGTCAAGGGGAGGGAGAAGAAATAAAGGCTCTACCACTGGCCCTGAGAAGCCAACCAGATAAGTTGACGAGGGAGTCATCCGCAAGGGTGACTCTCTTTTTTGAACCACATCACGTTCCGCACTCGGCGCGAAGCCTTCGCCTCGCTCATCGACCGCACCAGCGGACGCGGCACATGGCAGCAGAACCCCTGGGTGTGGGTGTACCACTTCGAGCGGGTGAGGTGATTCTCACACAGATTACACAGATTACACAGATTATTTTTTTTCTGAACACGAATTATCACGAATTTATCACGAATTATGGAGATACCATTTATTGTATTAGCAATCATGTTTGTCGCTGTGGTGATAGGCTGGAGCGAGACATGGAAGAGGAAAGAGCACTACCGCTGCCGAGTGTTTGAACTGACCAACGGCAAGGAGGGCAGCAACCTCGTGAAGGTTATTCCCGACACCCCACCACCACCAGCACCGCAAGGACTATTCCCCACACGTCCGCTGCTTACGGAATGGTTGCACAATAATTGTGGCGAGTATTTCAGGCGCAAGGACGTTGTGGCATTGACAAAGAACCCGAACCGAACCATGAACGTAGTGCTTGGCAACGGACACACCATCAACACGGGCATGGAACTCGACGACCTCAAGGAGGTGCTTGGCATCAGCTTTTCATGTTCGGTCAATGAGGAATTGGCACACCGAAAGAAAATGTATAAGAAGGAGGACTGACTATGCACAAGCAACTGAAAGAACAGACAATGGAGGCAATGGCCATGATGATGCTTGGTGCCAACGCCATCATGCCACACCACGACTATCGCCAAGGCATCGGCCCTAAAGCATGAAAGGCAAAGAAAGCCAAGCGCAGGATGCAGAAGCAGTCACGGCGCAAGCGGTAGCAAATTCTTCACTCTTCACTCTTCACTTAAAAACATGACCCAACAAGACAAGCAACAAGCAATAGACTGGCTGCTCCGTTTAGTGCCGGAGCGGCGCGAACGGCTGGCGGACATCGACCCACGGCTGGCCGACTACTACGACCACCTCTGCCAGCACTCAGGCACGGAGAAGGGCGACCCGAACGACCTACACAACGGCTATGAACTGCTGTGCGCACTGCGTCTGCTGCGACTGCTCGACACCTACCCGCTGAACCGCGAGAAGATAGACCAGGTCATCTACATGGGCGAGGGCGAGTGGCGGCAGGACGCGCAAGGCTTCTGGCAGCACGTGAGCGGCGGACTCGGACAGCCAGGGCGACAAGGGCCTGAGGTGTACCGATGGGAGCCGTTCCAGATTTTCATGATTGTGGCGATGTACGGCCCGATGGCATGGATCTCCACCGAGAACCACGAGGGCGACCGACGGCTGACCGACACCGAGCGCATCAACCCCGACACCCGCGAGATTGAAGACCTGCGACGGCTCTGCACCCGCTTCATCCTCTACGGCCCCCGAAAGATAAACAAGTCGGGCTTCGCAGCCATCACCAACGTGGAGGACTTCATGTTTGGTGACTACGACGCACAGGTGGTTTGCACGGCGAACTCGCAAGAGCAGTCGAAGATTCTGTTCAACAAGACGAAAGACCTGCTGATGCAACTCGACCCCGTGACAGGCCGCAAGTTCAACGGCAAGTATCTCAACTACACGGCAACGGAGGTGAAGTTCATGCCGGGCAAGTATCGCGCCGCTGAACTGATTGCCATCCCCGCAGGCGGCAAGATGCCCGACGGAAAGTTTGCCAGTCGCTCGGCTGAGGATGAGTACGGCTCGGCTGGTTACACCAACGGACGCTCCGACATGGGTCAGACGGCGGCGGTCATCGAATCCTCTATGGGACCACGGCGCGAGCCCATGACCGTCATCACCACCACGGCATCGCTCATCACCAGCGGCCCCTTCATGGAGATGCTGGAGGCCACCCACCGACTGCTGCTTCAGGAGTTGAAGTACCTGACGGGCGAGGCCGTGCCGACGCTTGCCGAAGACCGCCAGATGTGCCTGCTGTTGGAGCCTGACGAGTGGGAGAAGGACGATGAAGAGTACCTGCTGACATCGCGCACCCTTCGCAGAAAGGTGAATCCGTTTTTGGGTATCATCGTGCAACATTCATTCTACGACACGCAAGTGGCAGAAAGTAGGATGGACGAGACGAAGAAAAGGGAAACGATTGCGAAACTCTTCAACGTCTATCGCACAGGGCGCATCACCAAGTGGATAACAGGCGACAAGATACGACCCCTTCAACGTCCGAAGCGCATCACCGACTGCAAGTATCTCGACGAGCAGCAGCGCGAGCGGTGGAAGGTATATCTGGGAGCCGATTTCAGTCACGGCGACGACCTCTACGCCCACGGCTATCTGGCAGTCGATTACTTGCCCTCGCAGACGATGGCAGGGCGTTTCTTCTTCGACTGCGACGCATGGGTGCTGGAGTCAACGATGAAGGAAAGCCCCCTGCGCCAACTTTACGAGCAATGGGTGGAGCAAGGCTGGCTGCGCGTTTGTCCTGGAGAAGTGTTCGACAGCATCTACTCAGTCAACCGTCTCGACGAACTGACCCAGCAGGGCGTGAACATCGTCATGATCAACTACGACCCCGCCCAGTCCGTCCAGCCCATCAATCAGATAAAGGCATGGCTTCAGACCATCTTCCAGAAGAACCCCTATATGTCGGGCAAGGACATCGCCGACATGATCAAGCGGATGGTGGTGCCCATCTCGCAGACCGCCATGAGCCAGAACCCCGTCATCGGCCACATCGAGGAGATGATACTGCGTCCTGAGCCGTGGATAGAGTTTTCCGAGAACCCCATCATCCCCTGGTGCTTCGGCAATGCAGCGGTGGAAATCACCAGCAGCGACCTCCGGCGCATCGTGAAGGGAGGCCCGCAAGCCACCCACAAGATAGACGTGGTGGCAGCAATGGAAGATGCCGTCCACGGATTCGACATCATGGAAGGCAGGGTTGAGGAGTAACGAACAACTAATTACACGTATGAAACGAATTTATATCTCAGGCCCTATCAGCGGAATCGACAGGGCCGTCTATCTGGCGAACTTCGCCGAGAGGGAACGCGCACTGAGGGCGCGAGGCTTCGACGTGCTGAACCCCACACGACTGCCACCGGCACGATGGCTGTGGATCTACACAACAGACAATGGAGGAGTATCTGCTCTCGCAGCTGGATACGCCGGTGGTGCTGAAGGACGGCACGATGATGACCAAGCCGGACGGCTCGCCGATGACCAAGCAGGAGGCGATAGCCACGAACATCCTGAACCTGGCGATGAAGGGCGACGTGAAGGCCGCCCAATACATCCAGAACATTCAGATGAGGGCGAAGATTATGAAGAAAAAATAAACCGCAATAATATGGAACATTTGAGCGTTCCCGACAAACGGGAAGCGGCGTAAGCCTAAGGGCAAAAAGAACACGAATTGAACGAATTGAACGAATTATGGCAAAAGATTGGAAAGGCGGCAGCGCATCGACATTCAAGACGATAGGCGCGAGCAACCACACAGACCACGAAAGAGGCGACGCTGACTACTACGCAACCGAACCAGCGGCAACCGATTGGCTTTGCAAGATTGAGCAGTTCAAAAGCCCGATACTTGAACCATCGTGCGGAGAGGGGCATATCAGCCGACAACTCATCGCCAACGGCTACGAGGTAGTCAGTCGTGATCTTGTCGATAGAGGCTACGGCGAAGTTGCCGACTTCCTATTCTTCAACAATGAGCAATGGGAGGGCGACATCATCACCAACCCACCCTATGCAGCAGCGCAGGAGTTCGTGGAGCAAGCACTGAAGATGATCCAACCAGGGCGCAAGGTCGCCATGTTCCTGAAGCTGACCTTCCTCGAAGGCAAAGCACGATGGGCATTGTTCCGCGACAATCCACCCATCCGCGTGTGGGTCAGTTGCTCACGTTTGAAGTGTGCCATGAACGGCGACTTCGACAAATACGAAAGCAGCGCAACGGCTTATGCGTGGTTCATCTGGGAGAAAGGCTTCAAAGGCTATCCCGAAATAAGATGGTTTAACCCATAACTAATTAAAGATGCCGACACGCTGGTGGCGGTACGACGCAAGGACGTTAGTCTCGACTCTGCCGAGGGCCGCAAGATGGCGTATCTGGACAACCTCACGACGCAGGTGAACCTGACTTGGGACCAGACGGAACTGGAGGCCGTGCAAGCCGACGTGGAGGGCTTCGACATCGCTGACTTCGGCTTCGACATCGAAGACTTGGCAGAGGTTTCTGATATAATGTCCTATAATGAGGAAGACGATGGCACAGACGAAAAGCCGACTAAAACCGAAACAAAGAAGGACGCTCCTGCTGAAGAAACCGATGAAGAGGAAACCGACCCCGAAAAGATAAAGTTCTATTTGAAGATGTTGGGCGATTACGTCTATCCATCCAACAACGAGTTCGACATCCCCACCCTGCTGACGGACAACATGCCCGTTCATTTGGAACTGCCCATCAATCCGTGGGGAGCAGAAGCACGATACAAGAAAGGAATGATGACCTATCATTTCTATGTCGATGACTACCGCTTCGAGCAACTTTTCAAAGACCCTGTGAAGTTGTTGGAGTCGGGATGCAAGGCAATAGTTGAGCCGAATTGTTCCATACACGACCAAACACCGATGGCACACGCGATATGGCAGACGTACCGCAAGCGTTACCTTTGCCGATACTTGCAAGAGTGCGGGATGCAAATTTGGGTAGATTTGAACGTGTCGCCCCACTTTGAGGAAATAAACGCCCTCGGAGTTCCTGAAGGTTACAACGCTTTTTGCACCCGTGGCGGTTTATCGAATTGGGAGCCTATGATAGAACGGAACTGGCAGATGGCGCAACGCATCAGCGGACTGGAGAAGCCCAATATGTTCGTCTATGGCGGAGGCGAGGATGTTGCCGAATGGTGCAAGGCGCACGATGTGGTATATGTCAACGAGTTTATGAATAGGAAGAAGGGAAAGTAAACCTAAAACAGCATTGTGGACGTATCGTAGATAATATAATGTTTCACAATTAAAATTTCTACAGATATGGGTAGAGGAGCAGGAGGCGGTGCCAACGGCGGCATGGGTAGAGGTAGCAGAGGCAGTTCATTCGAGGCTAACGTTATGGTTCAGAATGCCAACGGCGATACGCATCAGCTGACGAAATCGTTCAAGAATCTGACTCAGGCACAAGACTGGGTAGATAAGGTCGGTGCGAAGTTTGGTGGCAATAACAAGACAGGTTTCGCCACATACGGCAGTGTAGATAAGGTTTCCAAGTCTGGAGCAACTGAATACGATGTAGTAGCACCCATCGACTTTGCAACGAATTTCGCCAAGGCTGACGCAAAGGCTTTCAAGAGCGGATATAAATAATCCCTCACCACTTCGCAATCAATCAAGCGAGACACGCATTAACTTGTGTGCCTCGCTTCATCATACCCATAACCCATAAAACGACAAAATCATGTTTGAGAAAGTGAACCCAAGCCACCCGGACAAGGAAAGTTTTTCCTAAAAAGTGAACACGTTTCATCCTTTTTTATTATCTTTGCACCGAATTAAAGCAAAAGACTATGGAAGAAGTATGGAAAG